TTATTTGCTGTCTTTACCTACGTGCAGAATGGCCAGGAACGCTTCCTGCGGCAACTCAACGTTACCCACCTGCTTCATACGTTTCTTACCGTCTTTCTGTTTCTGCAGCAGCTTTTTCTTACGGCTGACGTCACCGCCATAGCACTTAGCCAGCACGTTTTTACGCAGCTGTTTCACCGTTGAACGGGCAATAATATGGTTGCCAATGGCCGCCTGAATCGCGATGTCGAACTGCTGACGCGGGATCAGGTCTTTCATTTTCTCGACCAGCTCGCGGCCGCGGTACGGCGCGTTGTCGTTGTGGGTGATCAGCGCCAGCGCATCGACGCGCTCGGAGTTAATCAGAACATCGACGCGCACCATGTTGGACGCCTGGAAGCGTTTGAAGTTGTAGTCCAGCGACGCGTAGCCACGGGACGTTGACTTCAGACGGTCGAAGAAGTCGAGTACCACTTCCGCCATCGGGATTTCATAGGTCAGCGCAACCTGGTTTCCGTGGTAAACCATGTTGGTCTGCACGCCGCGCTTCTCGATACAGAGCGTGATGACGTTGCCGAGGAACTCCTGCGGCAGCAGCATGTGACACTCGGCGATGGGCTCGCGCAGCTCTTCAATGTTGTTCAGCGGCGGCAGTTTACCCGGGCTGTCCACATAGATGATCTGGTTGTCGGTGGTCACCACTTCGTAAACCACGGTAGGTGCCGTGGTGATCAGCTCGAGATCGTACTCACGCTCCAGACGTTCCTGGATGATCTCCATGTGCAGCAGACCCAGGAAGCCACAGCGGAAGCCAAAGCCCAGCGCGGTAGAGCTTTCCGGCTCATAGAACAGGGAAGCATCGTTCAGGCTCAGCTTGCCAAGCGCATCACGGAAGGCTTCATAATCGTCAGAGCTGATGGGGAACAGACCGGCGTAAACCTGCGGCTTCACTTTTTTAAAGCCTGGCAATGCTTTGTCAGCGGGGTTACGTGACTGGGTCAGAGTATCCCCGACCGGAGCGCCAAGAATGTCCTTGATAGCACATACCAGCCAGCCTACTTCACCACAGTTCAGCACGTCGGTATCAACGCGCTTCGGCGTGAAGATACCCAGGCGGTCAGCGTTATAAACCTGACCGGTGCTCATCACCTTAATTTTGTCGCCTTTACGCATGGTGCCGTTTTTGATACGCACCAGCGAGACGACGCCAAGGTAGTTGTCGAACCAGGAGTCGATGATCAGCGCCTGCAGCGGGGCTTCCGGGTCACCTTCCGGCGGTGGAATGTCGCGCACCAGGCGCTCGAGCACGTCAGGCACGCCGATACCGGTTTTCGCTGAACAGCGCACCGCATCAGTGGCATCAATGCCGACAATATCTTCAATCTCCTGCGCCACGCGATCCGGATCGGCCGCCGGCAGGTCAATTTTGTTCAGTACAGGTACGACTTCCAGATCCATTTCCATCGCGGTGTAGCAGTTTGCCAGGGTCTGAGCTTCTACGCCCTGCCCGGCATCCACCACCAGCAATGCACCTTCACAGGCCGCCAGCGAGCGCGAAACTTCATAGGAGAAGTCAACGTGTCCCGGAGTGTCGATAAAATTGAGCTGGTAAGTTTTACCATCGGGTGAATGGTAATCGAGCGTCACGCTCTGCGCTTTAATGGTGATGCCGCGCTCACGCTCTAAATCCATGGAATCCAGAACCTGCGCAGCCATTTCGCGTTCGGTTAACCCGCCGCAAATCTGGATCAGACGGTCAGAGAGCGTGGATTTACCGTGGTCGATGTGGGCGATGATAGAAAAGTTTCTTATGTGCTTCATTTATATGAATTTTTTCGCAAGTTAAATCGTTGAATTCTTCAGGATGGACACGGCGGTGGACACTTCTGCTAATGCACCCACTTTATACCAACCCGCAATATGTGCCGCATCTTACACTGTTAGCACTCCTCGCGAAAGAACATGACGTAACCGCCGGTAAGCAAAACTTTCGTCGGATGGCCCTGGTGACTATATTGCAGGACCATTAAAATCGAAGTGCTGCGTGATCGTCAAAACGACCGCGCCCAGCACAATGACCTCACTCAACGCCTCGCCTTCTATTGCGTCACCATCTGGCGTGATAATCGCCCTGCCCATGAATTTCCCGATCGCCACCTCGCCGAAAATCTCGTAGCAAATCTCCGAGCCGGGGCCAGGTACAGCCGCAGAGTCAATGACGTACTGCAGGCCGCCGAACTCAACGAGCGATGTCGCTGACGGATGCGGGATGAACAGGCGGTTGAGGCAGATGCCGTCTTCGATGTAGTCGACAGCTGGGGAGGGAAAGCCCATTAGAAGCCCCCATTGTTCGGATTGAACAGAAGGAACGTCCGGCGCTCACCCTCTTCCGTTGACACGTCTTTAAACGTGCTCTGGTAGTGCTCTATCCAGCGATTGGCTTCGGCCAGCGACCACTCATATTTTACTTGCGCCAGTGCAGCAACGAATGCCTCCGTGGTCACTGTGCGCCGCCCATTGTCCGCAATCTGTATGCTCGCGCGGAACGCTGCGGGGATGTCGTCTCTTCTGCCCATGATTACCTCGATACTGTTTGGATATACAGTATTATTTGATCATGTGGCCGGATTGATCAACTGGCGCGCGGATGAAAATTGTCATGGTGATGATTTCAATATAAATTCTGTATCAGTTGCTGATTTTCGTTATTTTATAAAGTAACATTCAACCATATAAGTATGAGCTGGAGCTCCTAATGTTTTCAAGAAATGCCACTGATAATGCCAAAGGTGTAGCGATTTTTTGCGTTATGTTTTTCCATTTGGTACAGATGAAAAAAATACCCATTGATGGATTTTACTCATTTTTTGCTACAGCAAGTGTTTCTTTTTTTCTTTTAATATCTGGATATGGCCTAACTAAATCATATTTAAAAAACGGACTTGATGAATTCTTCGTAAAAAGGGCATCCGCTGTATATATCCCTTTCGCTCTATCTTCAATAATACTTGCTGCTGTCAAAGGGTTTTATCCTGATAGTTTTTTAGATGTAATAAAAACAATTACATTTTTAGCGCCATCATTGCCAATTGATGGCACCATGTGGTATATCTACTTCATCGCGCTTCTTTATTTAATCTTTTACCTTTCATTTTTATTTTGCTCAAGGCTTTCTCTGCACCCTGCATTTGGAGCGTCAATAATATTTATTGCTTGTTTTTTTATTCACAATAATTCACTCCCGGATAAATATAATACTATTAAAACATTGTTTAGCTTCCATGCTTTCAGCTTTCCGATTGGCGTTATGATTGGCCTTGTTAATTTAAATTCTCAGCGATCGGCTAAAGTTTATCATGCGATAGCCATCTCATCTTTTATAATACTCTTTATATCACTAAAGACCCACCCAAGCTTTATCAAGTTCATAATTTCATCTGTTCTTTTTGGCTTAGCATTAATTTCTTTTTTTGAGATAACTAAGATCACTACCACCACAACCGCCTTCCTTGGCGCATATTCCTACGAAGCATATCTTTTCGAGGGCGTGTTAAGATATATTAAATACTCAGATAATTACTTCATAAATGCTTTGCTGTTCTTTATGCTAGTCTTTGCCATCTCCTTCACTTTTAAGGTGATGACAAAAGAAATAACTAAGCATATGTTTGCTTTAAGGCTACATAGCAACTGATGTTCCCTTAGTCTTGCATATGTAAGCAATGCCACCTCTAACTGATATGTCACCAACATCTAAAGACGAGTCTGCCTGGTTAAGGTAGACTTGAGGGGTCCGAACCCAGTCTCTTGCAGTTCCAGAAGAGACTTGCCTTACATATCTTTTGTTAAGAAGGTTATTTGAAACAATCTCCTGCAATATATCACCCCCATTAAACTTAACGCTTAGGAAAAATGGAAAGCCTGTTGGTGAGTCAGTAAATATTGAAGCATTTGCGCCAGTGCAATAGTACTCACCCTTAGCAACAACATTTGATAATTTATTAGAGAAGCTTCCGGGGGCTAATTGCACTGGAAAGTAATCTCGAGCAAAAATCCACTGCCCTAACGCAGGCACAACATTTGAGTTATAGTTTAGATACGCAACATATAACTCGTTTTGCCATCTAACATATGCTTTGCTTATATCATAACCTTTATGAATTGATACAAAGCCGCTCATCCTACTTCCCGATGAATTTAGCGGCACACTGAATGCAGGATATGAAGCTTGGATTGCATCGAACATCAACACTGAGTTTCTAGGTAATGAATTGATAGCATCCATTATAGTCATCGTACTGGCTACAAGGTCAAGGTGTGACGGATCGTTATATATAGAAAACTCAGATTTCCTATACAGTTGGTCAACCTGGCACCGTATTTCATCAAGAACTGTGTCTAACGGTTCGCCATCCAATGTCCTGATATCTGCATTAATTTTTACAGCTTTCATTTACAGCTCCAAATCTACATAGAGAAGTTTATGGTCAGACAGGCCAACTTTATTATCCTGTGCCCCCCTAGATATCTGAGAAGAAAAACCCTTATGTAAAATATTATCAATGTACCAGACACCATTTACTGATGTATTGATATCATTTTTATTAACAACAGTAAATCCGATGTCTTCAAAAGGTTTGAACAGGGACAAATCTTGAGTGTTTAAATCACCCATTATAACTATTTTGCTTGAGGGGTCTGAGCTTACAGTTGATTTTAACTCCGTCAGCATAGCTACAATCCTCGAATCCTCTGTGCTTAAGTGAGTGTTATATACGGAAATGCTCACCCCATTGATGTTCATTATGCTTTTTGTATATCCCCTATACTCCGTATCTACAGAGCCTGGACCTGAAGAATACACCACGCTTGACTTTCCCGAAGTTTCAAATGCCGTTGTAAATATATTGCCGTACCAACGACCTAAACTGAGATTGTTAGTTTTACCAAAATATGAAACCTTGTGAGGGTAGATTAGAAAATGCTCTGGCGGATTTTCGTATAAAACATAACATTCCTGCATTCCTATATAGGCAGCCTGTGATTTTAGGATGGCCTCTTTCAAATCCTTCAGTCTTTCTTTTGAGTTGAAATTTCCACCATAATAATTTGCAACACTACCGCTAGTCCATATATTGAATGTTGCAAACCTTATAATAGGATTTGCCAACACACCTTTAACATTATCCTCGATGGCTTTGCTGTTCTCTCTTGGTGATGCATTCTGAGATACGTCTCCATAAGCTAGATTATTTCTTAAGACTGCATCACCAACGCTTACCCATGCTCCAATCCCAACACCTCCAGCGCTTTCAGGCGTAGATCCAGTGGGAACAACTTTCGGGAAAGTTCCATCCCAACGATAATACTCACCATCTGCCTCATCTTTTAAAATATGATTTGGCAGGGTAAGCGTTGCTCCTTCCTGAAATGTTCCAAAAGGGACCCACCCAAAATCAGCAATTGCCTGCTGAGCCAACTGGCGCAGGCCCTCAATTGTGTAATGCTCACCGCCAAATCTGTCAGCGTATTTATGCGCCAGCGAGGTTACAAACTCGTCGATTTTCCCGGCATTAAATTTCAGGTCGCGAGGTGATTCTGACGATACGGGTTCTTGCGTTGGTGTGGTAGCCATAATTTTTCCATAAAAAAAGCCAGCTCAACGCTGGCTTACTGGTGGATGATATTTTTAAGGGTAAATCAGGTCGCTGTACTCCGACAGCGTGAATGATGTCGTTCCGTCAGCGTTGGGCTTCTTATCGTCAACTTTCCAGAGCGTTGCATCCATCTCCTGCTGCGTCGCAATGACGTAGCGGGAGGGTGATTGCACGCTGTAGCCGTCGTAAATATTGAGGCTGATATCGGGTAGAGCCGCGGTAAACCCGAAACGTGTATCTGGCCTCATTGTCGCGGGATAACGCTCTGACGTGCGCCCAAGGCTGTCAGTGACGGTGACGAACATCTGCCCGCTAAATGTGATCGCCTCGCTCGTGTCAAAGTCATTCCCTGCCCGGCGCACAACATAGCCTGACTGCTGATTAGTGTCGTAAGTGTCCGGCACCTGCACCATGTCGCCAACAGAAACGTACTGGCCGTCTGCCAGCGTTTTGCAGCTCATCTTACCGCGCGAGTGCACCAGCTTATTGACCTCAACCAGCGCCCGGTCGTTGGCCTGATATTCATTCCGTGAGCCGTTCAGCGAGATTTTAAGCGGGTTCTTTGCAGCCTCCTTCACAATGCCGGTCGAAGTTATCCTGTACCGGATATAGGTTTTTTTGTTGGTCGATGGGCTGACATACTCAATTTCCACACCGTCATAACCGCCCGGCATAGTCATTGAGTAGGACAGTTTGTACTCGTCAGCCACCATATTAGACCGATTAAAGGTGGTCGCAGGGTACTGCACGCGCTGATCACGAACGAACGAGAGCACAGCATCCTCCCAGAACGCAACCACACGCGCTACGTTACACGTCGTCTCTGCGCGGTTCCCAAGCGAGATATCCTCGTCGTCGAACGTGTAATCGAAGTATCCGAGGCGCGGGTCTGGTAGCGAGCCAGCTATCTGGTATAGCCCGTAAAGGTCAATTGAGCTCTCATCCTCTCCACCGATGACCAGCCACTGGTGGGCCAGAGCATCGGCAAATGACCGGGACGGCCGCAGCGTGTAATCAACCGTGCGCGTGGTCACGTTGTAGCTGATCGTGTGCCGGGTAATGAGAGCGTTGTATTTTCGGTCTCGTACGCCAGTCGCCTGCTCAGTGGCCCTGACGGTCACCCGCACAAGCGTGTCATCAGGGTGAACCTCATTATTCCTGACCCTCACGACATGCACTTCGCTCAGCTGCAGCACGCTTGAATCTTTGCTGTTATTTGTGCGATATACCTGCACTGCATAGCGTCCATACCCAGCATTTGGAGTGATTTTAACGGTGCGGTATATGGTGTCCGATCCGCCACTGTTGTTGCTGAGTCCGCCGGAGAAATTCTGCGTGGTACCCGCTACCGGGTTGTTATCAGCGTCAACTTTCCAGATGGTTCCTGAGTAATTCGCATAGTCACCGTCGCCGAGCTGCGCCTGGAAATGAACCCACAGCTGGCCGCCCTCGACCGGAGCAAAGAACGGCCCGACAACCAGGGGCTGGTTGTCATTGAGCACGAATTTTGTGGTGTTAATCGTCGCGTTTGATGGCGTGGTTTGCGCATCGCTGCCGCTGAGGTTGTTGAAGAAGAAATTATAATAACGCACCGGGTTAATCGTCGCGCCATTATCACTGATGGTCGCATTGAACATGTCAGCATTGAGCGTGATGTCACGCGTCACCGGACCACTTGCAGTGTTGTAAGAGACGTTGATAACAAACGTCACTGCGTGGGGCTTGCTCAGATTGAAAAAATAGTCGAACTGCGACTGCAGCACGATTTTCATTGAGACCTGGCCACCGGAGAACTGGCCCGAAACTACAGTGCTGGCTGTCGCGGAGTAAGCGGGGAAGTCGCCACTTTCATTCGGTCCGGGTATCTCCTGCCCATCCACGTCATCGAATTCAAATCCCTCATAAATCACTGGAATGACTTCCCCCGGCCCGAATACTTGGTACGATGCGCCAGCGAGAGAACCCAGCGTTGATTCTGAGTAACGCACACTCTCGACGGTGTACTTACCAAGCCCGAAATTCATCCATTCCGTCACATACTTGACGTTGTCGATGAACTCGAACATTGACTGCTGAATGAGGTCCGGGTACGCCCGCACCTGACCGTATACGTCCGGTCTGGCCTGATAGGTTCGCGCCACATTCGTCTGCCCGGTCAGCTTATTGTTAGGAGATTCCTTGCTGTTGCTGTCCGTCACAGAAAACGACTGCTTTGGCATCAGGAAGCTGAAAACCTTGCTCACGACTTTGAAAATCGGGCTCAGAACGTCGCCTATCACACCCTTCGGCTGATCGAAAATCTGAACCCTGTCACCTTCGCTGAGTGGAAATCCTACCTCATCATCAGGCCCCAATTCCCGCCCGTTCAAAACGACAACGACATCGCTATGCGTGTCCGCACTCATCAGCCAGTCGGAAAGCAGCGTGCCATCGGCAACGCTAAATCTCTCGCGCGGCGTGCCGGGCACTCTCTGTAACTCAATCAGCGGCATAGGCCTTGTACTCCACTCTTGTAAACATCCGCTCAACCGCCGCAAGGCGATCGCTGCGAACAGCGCCATTCTCTCCGCGGCTGTGAAGCGCCCGGCCATCCACAATCACGCCGATGTGCGCCGGGCGATCTCCGTCATACGCAATGAAGATTCCCCCCTCCTCTGGCCCCCCCACGCTGCGCCAGTGGATGACCTCATCGGCGAAACAGGTGATGAAATCGCTGTCGGCCTCATATCCCGCCGAATGATGTATTTCACGCCCGGCCACGTGGCGATAAAACAGCACGACCAGCCCCCAGCAGTCGCAGGCATCGAAAGTGCAGGCGCGGTTGCGCCACGGCACCCCGATCATGCACGCCGCGAATTCACTAGCCGATTTGCAGGCCGGGCCAGTCTGCTGGGTCATAGGGCCTCCCTACATTTTTGTTTAAAGGATTTGTCATCGACAGAGACACATTCACATCACTTCCATCCATGCTGCAATCACTGACATACAGCCGCCATCTCTTGAGCAGCGTGATCATATCGGCGTCATAAAGGGCATATGTCGCAGTGATTGGCTCAATGCGCGCATAGCTCCTCCAGGCCTTCAGCTTTTGCTTGAAATCCTGCGCGAGGCGGCTGAATTTAAGCGTGCTGTCGATTACCGGGGTGCTGCTCTGCTGGCTCTCTGTCAGTTCGAAACGGCACGGCAGGTATTCGCTGCCCGCGATGTTTTTCGGGAATACCTGGTTATTTACGATGCGGACATAGCCGAATGAGGAGTGATAAAACGTGATGGTTTCGTACTGAATACGATTGGGCCGCCTCGCTCTTATCTCGCGTAATGTCGGCATCAGGGTAATCTCGGTAGTGATTCGGGATCGCGATTGTCAGGGTAGCCGGTGACGATAATGTCGAGCCAACTGGCCCATGGCGGCGGCAGTTCGACAATAATATCGTCGTAGTCATCGTCCGAATTGTTCAGCTGCCTGCAGATAACGCTGCCCGTCCATGTGTAGATGCTGCCGGACTGGCTCCATGTTGGGTATGCAGTAAAATGAAGTTCCTGCACCTCTAACCCTGTATCTCCCGATCCGGTCCCCAAACGCATCGTGAACCACTGGTTTCCGTTATCGAGGTAGTTTGGGCTGCGCAGCCACTGCATAAACGCCCGGTGCTGGTCACGGGTAAAAATCCACGTCAGGCTGAAAGTAGTCTTCAGGTCGTCAGTAAGTTTCTGGAAAATTGGTGCCCCAACCTGGGGCGTTTCAGTTCTGAACCCTGTATCAGTAGCGGGTGATTTCCCGCTCTTCTGGGCCAGCGGCAGCCAGTCAGGATAGGATATTGCCATTAGCCGCCTCGCGCTTTTCGTGGTGCGTTGTGGAAATTAGATATGGCCTGACTCATTTGGCCACCGTTGGAAATGTCAGTAACAAAGGCCTCAATGGTCAGCGTGTTGCCGTTCTGGGAGGTCTGATAGTCGTAGTTGTGGTCGCCAGTGGTGTAATCGTTAAAATTAACCACCACGTTAAGCCCGCCCCCCTCACCTCCCTGCAGATTTTTGTTGCTGATCACCTTGCCGTTATCGCCCGGGATCATATAGCTGCTGCCGTTACTGGCGCGGTACATCTCCGGCTTATTTCCCTCACCGACCTGGTACATTGAGCCAGCACTGACAGGCCCACCGTTTTTCCTTTTTCCAGCGATCCCGGTTGCCAGCACCCCAAGAACTGCCCCCAGGCCAATAGCTGCTGCAGTACCAAATGATGCTATCGAGGCAACTATCGCGGCGGGAGTCCACGCAGCCGTCGTTGTAGCTGCCGCAGCTGTACTCGCTGCAGTTGTGGTAGCCGTTCCGGCAACCGAAGCCGCTGTTGTTGTGGCAACAGCTGTCGTTTGAGCAGCAGCACCCATTACGGCAGACTTTACCCACTCCACACCCATCTGGACGAATGAGTTAACCAGGCTGTTAAGCACGGTCGAGCCAAGCGAACGCATGGCGTCTTGCGCTGACATACTGCCGGTAAGTATCCCGGTCAGCGCGTTTGAAGCATTTCCTGCGAATGAATCGAATGCAGCAGCAGCAGCTTCATTGCCCGCACTTTGCTGACGCCAGATTTCCCACTGCGCGGCGATCCGCTTCTCTTCGAACTCGGTATTGGCCGCGTTGCGCAGCGCCAGCCCCTGCTGCTCGGTGATGGTTTTCTGCTGCTCAAACTGCTGGATCAGCGCCAGTTTCCGAGCATTTTCATTAGCCAGAGCCTGCACCGGGTCGACAGTTCCGGCTGCAGCCTGCTGCGGTGTGACAGCATTCGACGCATTCGCCTGAGCAATCTGCTGGGAATATGTCGCGGCGATCTCGGCGCGGCGTTTCTGGCTTTGCTCAAAGCTAATATCCCCGGCAGCGAGTTGGCGCTGAACCTGAGCCAGGTCCTGAGTGCGCTGGCGTTCGGCGGTGGCAAATGCATCCTGCTCGAGCGCAGCCTTTTTATCAGCTGCCTTTTGCTGGATATCAAACATCAGCCCAGCCTGCTGGGACGCCTGCTGCATCTGCGTTGATGACGCGCCGGATCCTAAGTCCTGAATTGCAGCCAGCTGCGCAGCTTCCCGGTTGAGTCCTTTGTACTGCAACTCGGCCACTGCCATCTGGTCGGTGAGGTCCTGCAGCGATTTCTGCCGGCGCTTTTCTGCCTGCTCCGCCTGGCTCTCGACTTTCGCAGATTCCTTGGCCGTCGAATTGCGCGCAGCTTCGGCAGCCTGCAGGTCGTACTGCTCACCAGCCAGCTCAGCGGCTGTGTTGACCTGATTCAGGTTGCCACCTTTAGCAGTGGCCTCCATGCGCGCTTTGGTGACGGCTCTCAGGCGCTTATCAGTGATCGCCAGCAGCTTATTTTCGTCTTCCAGATCCTTATTGAAGTCATCGGCTTTTTCGCTGCGGGGGATCTGCAGGCTTGATGCGTTGAACTTTTCCTTAGCGTTAGCTGCCAGATTCACGGACTGCGCGAAGTGGTTCATCATGCCCGCGGCATCACCGGCTGCCGTACTTTCCCGGCTGAGCAGGTCGATACCCGTTTTCAGCCCAGTAGTAAGCTGAGCCTGACCAAGATTGATGGCGCTTTGCGTCTGACTCAGCCGCTTCTGTGCCTTTTCCAGTGCGTCAGCTGCAATATACTGATCGTCCAATGCTGAAGACAAAGCGTCGGCAGCCTGACGCCCGCGCGTGGTGCCTTTGCCCCAATTGTCGATCTCCTTACGCAAGTCACTTACCCGGTAAGTGGCCTTGTCGTATATTTTCTGTGCGTCATCAACGCTATCACTGAGGCTGACCAGGCTTTCGCGCATGCGCGCAATGGATGCACCGACTTCGGTCGCAGACATCTCTTTGAATTTGGCAACCAGACCGTTGACGCTGTCGGCCAGGTCATTGGCTTCCTGCTTCGCCTGCTGCGCGCGCTGGTAAAAGTAGAAGATGGCGGAGGCTGCCAGAGTGGCCACACCCGCCGGGCCGCCGATCAGCGCCAAGGCGCCGCGGGCAATATTTGCTGCAGCACCCATTGCGCCCTGAGATGCTGCTACACGGTAAGCGGCTGCCGCATTAGATATCTGCGCGGCAGTTGCAGCTGCCAGCGCACCGACGTAGCGGGAGCCCATAATGGCGGTGACTGAGAGGATGACAGTGGAGACCACGTCGAGGTTTTCGCTCAGCGTGATCACCGCGTCATTGAAGATTGCCACACCAGCTTTAACGGTCGCCGAACTACCCACAAACTGAGTGATGTTGTTTCCGGCAATCTGGAACGCCTGGCCGATGGTCTGAGTGGTGTTTGCAAACTCTTTGCCGATCACATCACCCTGGCCCAGCAGGCCATTGACTACGACGTCGGTGGTCAACTTGCCCTGAGCGGCCATCGCACGCATCTGCCCGATAGAAACGCCCATCGAATCAGCCAGAGCTACGATCAGCCGGTTGCCCTGCTCATTCACTGAGTTGAATTCTTCGCCGCGCAGCGCGCCGGATGCCAGGCCCTGCGACAGCTGAATGATGGCGTTCTCGGCTTCCTGCGCCGTGGCGCCAGACACAACGAATCCCTGGTTGATGATCGTGGTGAGTTTCGCAACGTTTTCAGCACTGGTGCCGTACTCGCGGGTAGCACGCTCCAGACGAGCGTAGAGCGACGCTGTGGCATCGAGGCTGGAACGGGTTGACTGAGTGATGTCAAACACGCGCTGCGTCACCTGGGTGAGGCTTTCACCTGTCCGGATGGAGTTCGCCAGCTTGTTGTTCAGCGTGGTCCAGGCATCGGCATATTGCGCCACCTGCTGAATTGACAGTGCCGCGGTGAGAGCTTTAGCCACGCGCGACAGGCTGCCCATTGAGTTCTCGACAGACTCGACAGCTTTTCCGGTGTCGTTAAATTTGCGCTCCATCAAGTCGAGGCGGGTGTTTACCTGCTGCTGGGCGGTCAGCAGGCCGCGAACGTCCATTTCAATATCGTAAAAAAGCTCACCCGCTTTCTCGGCCATCAGTTTTCTCCGGGCAAAAAAATGCCCGCTTTAAGCGGGCTTCTGTTCTTTAGCCATGAGCTCAGCCCATCGCCGATCGTCGTCATCCATCACCGCGTCATACTCTTCGCGGGTGAAGCCTTTCTGGTTCGGATATTTATCGTTCATCATCATCGCAAACTCAGTCATCGTGAGCTGCTCGGCCTCCTGCCGGCTTAAACCAAAATGACTTCGCGCCGCACTGATGTATTCGAATGCGTGGAAAGCTGTTGTGGTCTCCTGCTCTTCATGGCGCTGCAATTTTCTGACACGGGCTTTACCGATCACGCCGTGAGCGAGCAGGTTTCGAGCGATGACAATCATGTGATCCACAGGCATGCGGCCGGGTCGCCAAATCATCTTCCGGCCGACGACGGCTATTGGAGCATCCGGCACCCACATCCCGGCACGCCCGGTTTTCCTTTCCTCCATCCAGCCTGTCAGATGGGATACGTCGTCTACACAGCAGGCCTGTATCACCTCTGCAGCTGCCATCATCAGGCGGTGCAGGTAAATGCGCATATGGTTCAGCGCCCATAAGGGAACATCAGCGCTGTGATTGAATGCTGCGTAAACGCGCCGCTGGTGCTCAGGGATCTGCGCATGCATATCCACGGCCGCGTTCAGAACCTGACTGATGCTGTCGCTGTGCAGTTCGACGTAAAGCGCAACAATCTCTTCCGGATCGCCGAGTCGCGTCATTGCGGCAAAAGAAGGCCGGAAAAAATATTCCCTGTCGCCATCTGCCAGGACGAATTCGCCGATCTCTTTGATGGGTGTCATTAAACCTCCGTAAGCAGTATCAAGGGCAGCCGCAACTACCCTTTGTACTGATTAAGGCTCGGTGACCGTAATCGCTGCCGTGTCGGTTTTTCCGCCGTCAGCAGTGGTCGCGGTAATAGTTGCAGTGCCATCACTGACGGCAGTAACCAGGCCGGCGCTGGTCACCGTAGCGATGGCCGGTGCTGAACTCTGCCAGGTAACGCCCTTATTGGTGGCATCGAGCGGCGCCACCGAGGCATTCAGCTGAAGAGTAGCGCCGACATTGATGCTCCCGGTATCAGGTGTGACCGTTACACCAGTAACAGCAATCGGATCGGCAACTTCAAACACGACGGTATCGGCATCGTAGACTTTCCACTCACCGGAGAAGGTGGAGATATCAGATGTACCGAAGTCGCCAGACCATGAAGTGGTGTTGAAATAGCCCATGATGAAGCTACCGGCATCCTCACCAGCAAAGTCGAAGCGCACCCAGACGGTAGGCTGGCGCCCTGCCTGAATTTCGTCGAAAATGTACTTCGACAGACGCATGGCACCGATTTCCGATTCTTTGTCTTTTTTACGGAATTCACCTTCGCCAGAAATAGTGAAATCCATACTGTTGACCAGGTTCTCCACCAGCCCCTTGGCATCGTCTGCCTCGGAGTTGACGGTGTTCATGGAATAGTCGATTCCCTTCGTGGTCATGGCGCCGAGGCGCTTCCACTCAGCCATCGCTGGCACCGCGTCGGGGCAGCCGAAGGCCATGCGGAGCACGGCGACCTTCCCGATCAGCTTGCCAAAGTCATTAGCACAGCCTTGCATGTATACCTCTCAAAATTAAAAAGGCCGCCTGCTGGCAGCCTGTGGGATGGATTTTTTCGGGGCTATTCCCCGTATGTGCAGGAGATGTTGAGCTGCCAGACGAGGCGATTTTCTTCCGTGGGAATCGGGCGGGGAAAGCCACCGATGAGCTGCAAAGCGCCGACGCAGTCATCGGCACCGACCTGAGCGTTGATGTACTCGACGATGCGGTTTACAGCACCCTCGGCCACGTCAGGCTTATCCACAGTGCCAATAACTGAAACCAGCACGTAATGCTCGCCGCCCAGGTCATAACTCTGGTTCGACCCGCCGTTCGGCATGAAGACTATGAACGCTGCGCTTTTGCTTGTATCGCGCCACTGGCGCCACTGCACCGTCAGGCCCGCGGTCAGCCCGGCATCGACGAACAGGTCCTTAAGCCGCAGATAAATTGGAGGCGTCAAAGTTTCAACTCCTGCAAGACGACGCGATCAATGAGCGCCTTCTGATCCTCAAACCCGAGCTTCAGAAACTCTTTTCTCGCGGATGACCGCCTGAATTTCTGAAGCACTTCCGGATCGTTAACGTAAACAGCATATTTCGCTGAATACCCCACTCTCCCGGTAACCACAGTGCCGTTGACAGTGATTTCACGGAACTGGGAGTTGATCAGCGTGGAAGTATCGATAGGCGTGTATATGGCTGCCTGTGATGCGCCAATAACCATGGCCGACTGGTTCGCCCGCACCACTTTGCGCCCCTGAACGTCTTTAATGATGGCGTTCAGATTCTGCTTCGCCTTCTGCACCCCTCGCAGCTTTGCCCCCATATCAGGCTCCTGTGATTAGCGCGTAATCATCCGCCAGCCGTTCGAATGTATCGGCGAATCGGGTGATCTGCTTTATGTCATCGGCACTGTCCGGCGGCACAGTTTCTTCGGAAGCGCCCAGAAAGATGCGATCGCCCTCGTTTGCCAGCGCATACTCGGTCCAGATAGTGTTTTTGACCACAATCTCCTTTCCGATTTCGCCGACTTTCGCTGACAGGCCGCCCTGGTAGTCACACATGACTACTTCCGGCGCATGCCAACCGAGCGGACTGCCGCCACCGTCGAGATACCCGCCATCGGCGTCGCGGATACGGCGCCAGATGGTTGCCTCGAAGGTGTAGGACCAGTTTGCGAGGGATGACATTGCTACTCCTTCCAGCTGATGACTTCAGGGTTATCCGCGGCGATGCGCGGGCATTTAATCCGCCATTCGCCAGCAGCATTTACGTGAGCGGTTGTCTGCCGGCCGGTGCTGGTTTTCACCCACACCAATTCGAATGGTTTCGGAAGGCGCGCTGATACGGAGATCCACATCAGCAGCCACCAGCAACCATGAAGAATCCGACGCTGGCCCCGGCACTGATTGGCAAGCCTGAAGTGCACCCTGACGTGTCCAGCGCCGAGAGCGAGTTGCGCAACCAGGTGGTGCTATCCTCGCCATAATCAAACGACCGGGAAGCGCCAGAGGGAGCCCCCTGCGATTTGATGCGCCGCGCGCCGGATGATGTTGCCATCAATGCGGCGGCGTACATCAGAATCAGTTTAGTGGTGCACTCGTCATGCCCCGCACCTTCGAGGCACGGGATAATCTTGTTCACCAGGCAGAGGATCGGTGCCAGTAGCGATTCCGGGATGGAATAACCCAATTCACCGAGGAACTTTTGGATATCTGCCGCCGTGATTGGGTCAGCCATGGTTATTTCGCCTTTTTTGATTTAACGGTGTTGTCCGGCTGCTCCGGCTGCTCCGGCTGCTCCGGCTGCTCCGGCTGCTCCGGCTGCTCCGCAGGGTCATCGTTACCGCCGGGCGTGGCAACCTCAAGTCCTTGATCCTGAACTTCACCTACTACTGACACGCGGCCTGCGAATGCCGGAGGTACATCTACCGCAATGAATTCATGACCCACCGGCAGTTGCTGGAATAAGCCGTCAATCGTTCCCCAGCAGCCAGTTTTTTCAACTTTTAACTTTTTCATGCTCTCTCCCGAAGAAAAGGGGCCGAAGCCCCTTAACCCTGTGCGTTAAACACTTTCGAACGACCGTTGAAATCGCGTTTGATCTGCAGACCAACAGCACTCCAAACCAGAGAGTTGTAGTTGTCGAACGGATTCTGGCGCGGGATCATGAAGGTGCCAACAGGCGCGGCAATGCGCGTCTTGATGTACTGCGAGTTGCGCACATACGCGATGAAGTGGTTTCCGGTCAGTTTAAAGGTCTGGTTAAACGACTCGATGCGGCCATAGCGCAGGATATATTCCAGCACGGTGCCTTCTTTGAAGCCCGCAGCATCGGAATACGGTCTGTTCAGGTTACGCATGATTCCCGGGGAGGCCCATGCTTTAACCTTTTCCTGCACGTAGTTGTCATCCAGGAGCTTCGCAAATGGACCAGTGAAAAACGCTACTGTTTCGTCAGGAGTAGAGGTTGTTAGGTCGATGTTCAGACCGGAAGCACTCAGATCCACTTGGTTGGTGTTGGCATGGTTGGTGATACCTGCGCCTACATATCCCTTAACCTTCACTTTGGCGTCACCGGACAGCATGTAGTCGGCCATATCTTCACGAATGGCGGCGACATGCGCTTCCTGGTCATCGGCCATAGCGTCGAGGTTTTCAGACTGCATGCCGTTCCACTCGCGCCATTCACGGCTGTAGCCGGTATTGAAAATCGGGATTGGGTCACCTGCTTCGTCGTAGATGACTTTATCCAGCTCCTCCGGCACGTGGCCAGTCAGGGTGCGATGGACCTTACCCGCGTCACTTGAAACTCGGTACAGCGCCGCAGTTTTACCAATGGAGATCGGCGTGCCCAGGCCAAGCAGGTCATCCAGCAAGCCATTACCTTCATCGTTGCGAAATACACGGGTAGTGATGTTGTCCACTTCACGCCAGTAATCCTTGGTGATCAGCGCGGCCTGGTTAACTTCCAGCGCGCCGCCGTACTGGGCGGAGATGGAGTTCTGGTTGATGTTGAAGGATTCACGCTGCATCAGCAGTTGATTCCATGCCTGCTTCACCTGGTTGTAATCGGTAACCAGCTTTTTGTTAAATACGATCATGCTCATGCGGTTGCTTTCCCTGATTTGCGAACTTTCACAAGCTGGGCTTCAGCGCCAACGGTGATTTTTTCGCGTGAATAGAAGAGGACCTGGTCAGTGGCTGGAGTGGTTGACTTAGACAGCGTGCCATCACCGGCAGAAACCAAGCCTTCGTTTTCCAGCAATACTTCCCCAGCTTTTACCAGCATGTGGTAATCAACATCGTCTTCGCACATGATTGCCGCGCCAGTATCACCGGCTGGCACTACATCGCGAATGTCACCGCCGCCGATATAGTTGTGCTGGAGCGCCAGCGCCACGCCTGCGCCGCCCGCAACATTGTGAACAGCCAGTTTTCCTGTGCTGTCCAGCATAACCATGGAGCCAGGCTTCACGGCGGCTGCCATGATTGCTTCAATGACTTGAGGGTCATTCTTACGGGCTGGGCCCGCGATTACGGTGTGGAAACGAGGTGCAAGAGCCATTATTCAGGTGCCTCCATGTTAAGGATTTCACTCTGAGCGCCATTACCTTGGAATGCAGGGTTCAGACCGCTGCTGGTCTGGCACTGTGAGTACATGTCGTTCAGCGCATCACCAGATAGCGAGTTGATCGCCGCTTCGGTCATGAACGAGAACTTAGTTTTAACCGCCTTACGCTTGGCATTGATGTCATGCTCAGCGTTCGCCTGCAACTGACCTTCCAGCGTGGTCAGCTTCTCTGTGAGCGGGGCGATGGCTGCATTGACTGCCGCGGCAATGGCTGCAGCGCTGACCTGCGACGCGCCAGCCGGATCGCCGTTACCATCCTTCTTTAGCGCCTGTTGGTTATAGGCATCCCAGACCTGATCGTCGGTCAGCCCTTCGGTTTTAACGCCTGCGGCATTGAGCGCGGCGATCATCTTCTCTTTCATCGGGTTACTATCTCCGTTGGTTTTGACTTCATATTCAGTGGGTTTGCGAATAACTTCGACAGGCTCACCGACCAGCGTCACCGCGCCATCGTCAATGAGGTACTTTTGCTGGAAGAGCTGCTTCCCTTCCTCGTAAATGAACTTGTCCGGCCAAACGCTGGTGACGTAGCGATAAAGGTCGGTACCGGCCGTTGAGCGGATGGCATCGCGCAGCATCGAATAAATCTCGTCAAATGATGCGTCGCCGTTGTGGTGCAGGAAGAACTTCGCCTTGTTGATCAGGCCGTCTTTCATATTGTTGGCGGTTTCCGTCAGGCTGACCGCTTCTACCGCCCCCTCCTCGCCATCAGCGTTCACAAAGATGCCAACGCCTTCAGCTGGTGTAGCCGCGCCGGGCTCGTCCAGCAGGATGGCCACATGGTCAAATCTCATGTTGCGGGCGATCCAGCTGTACTTTTTGCCCTTGGACTCCCCCTTGCTGTTCTCTTTGTTGAGCAGCAGGCCGGTGGAAACGTGAATGGGTTCGACCCTATTCCCGGCGATCATATCGTCGAGGCGAGCAATCAGGCGCTTACCGTCCGGCGACTGGTCGGCAACGCGCTTATTCACATAAACGTCCATCACCACCTTGTCGCCGGATTTGGTGACGTTCTGGGCCCATGCGCCAACGTGGAACTTGTTCAGCGCGCGGGCATCGTTGGCGCTGACGAACTTGCCGTCGACTTTTGGGTGCGGCAGCGGGGTCAGTTTCCCCTCGATGCTGCCATAGCTGCTGTTAATCTCCTCCGCCGGGTACAAGCCGCCATTCATCACTACGTCATCAACGACAGGCACAACGCCGCGAATGACGTAGTGCTCGTCACCGTCGATTGTTTTGGTTGAGATGTTTGAGGCGTTTACGGCGAAGGATTTAACGTGGATGCTCGATAGCTTCACGCTGGATCCTCATCGGTGGGTTTAAGGCATAAAAAAAGGCCGCCGAGGCGACCTACTTGAGGTGTTTAAATTTCCATCTGAAGGAGCTGTAGATGTACTCCCCTCCTTCCTCTCTGTCAGTAAGCTTCGCGCATATTTCGAATTGACTCCCCAGCGGGTATACGCTCACGTCTGAAAGCTTTTTCGAACATTCAACAGCCAGCGTGACTGCTGCCCATTGCCCAGGCAAAGGTCGTATATGAACCTTCCCTTTTTTTCCTGAAAGATTATCAGGCTTAAAACTTTCGACTTTTAAAGCCCTGTAAGGCTCATCTGGTTTTGCCATGCATCCCTCCGCAAAACCAATGTTTTATCATGCGGCTAAACTACTCCGCCACTCTTTGCGCTCTTCAAGCAAGCGGTCGATCAACCCCTGATTCACGATCTGGCCCTTCTCGTCCACCAGGCACGGTATCTGGTTGCAGTAGCAGCGGTAGCGGTTGCCGTTCGCGGCGTAGAAGAATCGCACCTCGTCAGTCGTGTAAACCTGTCCATGGCGAGACGCATGCCACGGTCGCGTGGTTGGCTTCAGTGCGGAGATCCACAGTAGCGCGGTGCGCAGGCCAAGCCGCTCAGCGCTCCAGTCGGTTTCAGCCCACTGCGCCTGCCGGAGCGCGCCAACCTGTTCGGTCTGGGCTATGTTTTTGGCTCTTGCCATCGATACATCGAGGCGCTTGCTGATCACCCGGGCGGTTTCGCGAGGGTTAACCCCTCTGCCGATGGCATCCGAAATCACGTTAGCCAGGTCGGTGCGCGCGGCATCGCTCAACCCTTTCCAGTCGCTGTACGTAGACACGTATGCCGCGGCTATCTGGTTCTGGTACGCCGGACTGCTCAGCAACTGCGCCATGGTGGTCTGCTGGGCGTATACCGGCGACTGGGTAGACAGGTTTGTGAACGCCTGGTGGGTGCCGCGCTCGTATTCAGCTGCGACGTACTGCAGCGCCCACAGTTCCTGCTCTCCACCCTCCAGCAGAAAATCATCCAGGATGGTCTGAACAATTTTCAGGAGGTCGGAGAGCTGCGCCGCCGTCATGTCATAGACAAAGGTCGACGCGTTCGCCGTATACAGCGTTGGCATGTCACCGGACTGGTGGCAGAGGAAATTCCATTTCTGGCCGTTACCCTCCCGCTCCCGCTCCCGCCCGGTCATGCGCTCGTCGATCAGCGCCTTGAGTGCCAGCTTTATCCGGTAATACCGTTCATCGATATCCTTCGCCATGCGGCTTACCGCGCCGCCTGACATCGTCGGGTCTTTACGCGACCTCGGTACTACCGGACTTTTCGGCTTCAGACTCATCGTCGGCAAAAGGGTCAGGACGCTGCTGCTTTGGTTCGCCATCATCATCACCCGGATCGGTTATTGCCTGCATCTCGCCTTCGGCGCGCACCTCGTTTTCGGTTATAGCAGACCTGCCGAAGGCACTGGCCGTCTTCACGCCGACATCGGCCATCGCGGACATGTTCGCAATCTTCTCGGCGCGGCTTGGCGCCAGTAAATCGGACCAGCCGACGGTGATTTCATCACCTTTGGGCGCCGGGACGATCCCCAGCATCCAGAAGCGTGTGATGATATCGGTGATGAACTCGGTGAGAATGCCATTGCGCCGAGACATGCGGGTTTTAGCCCAGCTCTTGCTGTCCTCGGTGGATGCGCGCTCGCCCGTCTGCATGCCCACCAGCTCCTTCATCGGGATCGGCACGGTGGCGCACCACTCGCTCAGCGCCGTTCGCCAAGTTGGTTCGGGGTCGGCAGCTGCCACTGACAGCACTTCAGCAGTACCTGCCTGCATGAAGCTTGCGCTGTCGGTGCTGTCGTTCAGCCGGCGCACCTGCATATCCAGCCCCTCAGATAGCTGGCTCTCCGGCACGCCGAGGGCTTTGGCCAGCGCGGCAAAGTTGGTTTTTTCGCTGAATGAGTAGTTCAGCTGTCGGCTGGCATTCTTTAAGAAGCCCTCCGACGCGCCGCCGCTCACCTTCTCGATATCCAGCAGCTTGTTAAAGCCATCCTCGAGCATCGACCGGCCGGAGGTGATAGATCCATCCTCAGAGCCTTCAGCCAGGAGAATTACCCGGTCCGGGTGGACGTTGATAATTCGCCCTGGCCGCGCGTCCTGATTGTTGCCAACCGACAGCTCAGTGAACGAGTACATTTTCACATCGCCGAACGTCTCGCTATCCGGGTCGCTATCCCACTCTATCGGCTCAATCTGCGCTTCCCATGCGGGGATCAGCTTTACCAGCGCTTTCTCAGCCATGCGGGAAACGATGGTCTTATCGACTGGTGCACTCCATGGATTACTGTCCTTCACCTGGATCAGCAGCGCGGCATAGCGGCCCACCAGATTGCGGCGGTCGGTGCCTTTAATCTGCTTCCAGCAGCGCTTCATCAGCTTGTTGATGCGCTTATCCCACGGTGTTTGTTTGGTAGCGTCCTTGGTTTGGTCTCCCTCATAGATTTCCGGCAAATCCTCCCAGCAGCCATCAACCATGCGGCTGACGGATGCGCCGGCGATCGCGTTTCGCGTATAGGCGCGATAGAAATCTTCAAAGGTCAGTTCGACCGGGTACCCGAACTCCTGGTAAAGGCGCTGGCGTTTAGTGTTGCTGGTGCCGTTGAATAGCGAAGCCAGCCACTGCGCGCGATCCTTTTCGATGGCGGAATTAGCAGCCCTCTGCGATTTATTTTGGCTTTCGTTCACGGTTCCTCCGTCAGCGCGAGCGCACCAACATGCCGATTGATTGTGGTTCTGACAGTTCGGTCAGCGCGTAAACGGCTGCATCGAGGCGGTCGGGGGATTTCTTGGCGGTCGCGGGCACGTATTCCATAAGCTGGTTCTCCAGCTGATAGAGGCTTCCACGGTGCGCCACGCGGCCCTGCGCATAAAGCGCTGATATGGGTTCGGCGCGGGCATACTTGCCCTTGCTGGCGTGCACGCGAATGATGCGCCCGGTGAATCCGGCATTTTTCAGGGTGTCTTCGGCCATATCGCCGCCCTGGTTGGTCTCGATGACGATCGCATCTGCATCATGATAGTGATGCGCCTCGATGGCGCGAGTGGCCCAGCCGTTCGGCGAATATTTGCCGCTGTAGTCAGCGTCCAGCGTGTACTGGCGCTCATCGCCGCTGCCATAAACGCTGGCAACCGCAATGCCTGACTCATCGCTCTCATCGCTGTTGGTGGCCTGCGGGTCAATGGCGACAACGGTGCGCGCAAGCTCCTGCGTGATCCGCATTTCGTGCGCTGCGTTGATCATCTCCTCGTTCCACAGCGCGCCCTCGGCATTGAAGCGCTTAGGATTCTGCATGTACTGCGCGTCGGCGGTGCGCCGGTGCGAGAACAGAGAAACCCGGTGCGACTCGTTATGCTTAAATGGCCACAGCCAGCCATCAGGCAGGCCATGGTCGATTGGGATTGCGTGGGTATTCTCGGGGTAAACCTCGGCATAGCTCTGGCTGTTGTCGATGATTACCGGGAGGTTGAGGTGGTGCCACTCCTCGCCGCTACCGCCGCGCAGCAGATAGCCGCTCAGGTCGTGGTAGTGGATGCGCTGCATAATCACGATCATCGGCGTCGTTTCGACGGCCAGTCGCGATTTGATGGTTTCGTTAAAGCGGTTGTTCACCCCGTCGCGCACGATTTCACTGTATGCGTCATCGGGTTTGACCGGGTCATCGATAATCAGCGCGCCCTGCCAGCCTGGTTCCATGTGCCCGGCGCGGAAGCCGGTGACCTGACCAGCTGCCGACGAGGCATACACGCCGCCGCCGAACTCGTTCCACCACATTGCTTTACTGTCGGCATCGTAGCGCAGTTCCATTGGCCACATGGCCTGGTAGACCTTCGACTTGATCATGCCGCGCGTGGTGGATGAGTTCAGCAGCGCCAGGTTGTGAGAATACGACAGGTGCATGAAGCGGGCGCGGTTGTTCAGGGCCAGGCCGCGCCCCATAAGGTTAATGGTGGCCAGTTCAGTTTTGGTATAACCGGGCGGAACGTTGATGATCAGGCGCTTAATCTCGCCTGATATGACTCGGTCGAGTGTGTCCTGAATCACCTGGTGATGCGGGGCGACAATCATCTTGCCGCCGGTGCGCTGCTTGAAGAAGTAGCGGGAGTAGTAGAGCCCGTCCTCTTCACACTCTATCTTGCGGGCATAGTTCCGCTGCTCAACAGTCGTCATCCTCCAGCATCTCCTGTCGAGCCTTCTTGTATTCTTCCTTCGTCAAGGTGGCAGATGAGATGGGGCCACCGTTCGCGCCAGTGTGCTCCACTTTCTGCTTATTGGTGTAGGCATCACCCACCTCTTTCGCCGCCTGCTCCATCAGTTGAGCGGTAAGGGCAAGGTTCTTGATGCCCTCCGCTCTCGTTGCCATACGGTCGAGCACGCGCAGCCGGTACGCCTTATTAGCGATCGGGATGTCAGCGATTTCGTTCTGGAAGCGGGTGCGGGTGGCGTTGAACATGTCGACCCAGCGCGCCGCGAGCGCTTTGCCGCTGGCCTTCGTCGGGTCGTAGGATTCGACCTGCTGGCGGCTGATCTTCACATTGAATTCTACCAGGACAGATTCGACAACCTGAGAGGGAGTATCGAAGCACGCAAGCGATTGAACTATGTACGCTTTAACGTCATTTTTTAGCGCCGCCATAATTCACCATCCGTCCAAGTCAGTCCAAGTAATTACGCCAGTTTCAGCATGCAGGTACCGCACGCTCTGGCTATGTCTAATTTCGCTACTTCCGGCCGCTCCGCTGCGGCTTCGATTAGCTGTTGTACTTCGTCGCTGGCGCCGTAACGTCGCACCACGCCCACGAACTCCTCCACGTCGTGCCCGCGCATAGTCAGCTTCGGCTGCCCTTCCCGCGTGAATGCCGGTGCGCCGAACTCATCGGTTAGCTGGGCAATATGGTAAAGCTCATGCTCTACCAACGCGCAGAACTCCAGATCCGTGCACTGCGCGCAGAAATCGGCAGCCAGCGTGATGATGTAGCCCGGCACCCCGCCGAACCATTCATGCATTTGCTGTTCCATTCGGGCCTTCTGCCAGCCGCCGGCACGCATCGCTACCTCCTCTGCCTGGCCCAGCACGGTGCGCCCTTTCTTCGTGAACGCAGAGGATGCCCACATAAAGCGGATATCAGCATCAATGAGGTGGCCGTGGTCAGCATTATGCAGCAGCCCATCGGCTGATAGGATTTGCTGAGTGGTCCATTCAAGAACCTCTGGAGCGGGGATTATTTTGGTAAATGGTAAAAACTCTCCGATAAAGCTCCCAGCGGGGAATGGTCGGTTTAAACTTTCCAGATCATCCGCCATAACGCCCTGTCTCCTGTAAGAGACAAACCTCCGATTAATTAACTACCACAATAGAAGCAATGGATGGGCCGGAGCTTCTGTTGATAAATATTGGAGGTTTGAATTGACTGATATAATGTGGTTTTTCCTGGCGATGGAATATTCTGATGTTGTTAAAATGGTTTTTGATGTGATTTGCTATTACCTCAAGAAGAGGATTAAACATCGCTATCCCTGACCTCAGGCACGAACTCCATCTTGAGCACGTCATCCGGAGCGAGGTAAACCCAACCACCATCTTCATTAGCGATACCAATGAATCCGTTAACGACTTCAGGCTGCGAACGATTCATAAGGCCGGTGTGGGTTTCGCCGGATTTGGTTGAGGCAATAACGCGATAATTGTCAGGCATCACTTTCTCCAGGCATTAAAAAACCGCCCAGAGGCGGTTAGTCTTCAATAAATTCGTCAGTACCAAGATGATGAGACCCATACGCCACTCGGTAATTCTCGCCGTAGCGATCTAGAGCGCTTATGGCATCTTTCTCATGCTTGAAAACGCTCGCGAGGTGCCAAGGGTCTGATGTGTAGCATGCCCAGCATTTAATCCAATTTGGATTAACAGGATCTTCAGGAAAACCTTCAGTGTCGTACATTTAACCTCCTATTAAAGAGACTAAATAATACTGCACCAGAAAATTATCCGCCTCCCTGTTTTCGGGATCGTTCAATTTTACGAATGCCAGCCAGCTGGCTGTTGGCCTGGTCAATTGCCACCAGCAGCGGGTCGATCCAGAGCACAGCTTGGCAGTAAGTCAGGGTGCCGGTGGCAGCGGGGCCAGAACGGGCGCTGTCAGACTGGCTGGTATCGGCGTGCATTGCGCTGGCACGTAGACGGTTCGTGTAGTCGAGCAACCGGCCAGCAATAGCAGCAGGCACATGCAGAGCACAGGTCGGCTCGCTTTTGAGGATGGTCCGATACTCAATCTCTTTCTCCTGCGCCTTGCCTGTCAGCGTCACAGCATATTGCTGCTGCCTCTCGGCTATCTCATTGAAGCGGTTAAACTGGAAAGCCTGGGTAGCGATTACCCCACCTTGCTGATCGTTCTCACGCTGCAGCTGCTGATTGCCGGTTACCTGCGCGGCGTACTGGGTGTGGTAATAGCTCGCCAGCATACCAGCAACCACGGCCATCACCACCAGCAATCCCCAAACTATGGTTCGCCAGCTAAAGGTCATTTGTCCAATCCCCAGCAGGTTAACTCTGCTTCCTGATCCCGGCGCTCAACCTGCCCGAAGCAGCCGTTCGCCTGCCCTTTCGTAAGCCGGCAGTCGCGGCCCCGGTCATGCACCCAGCGCTTAATCTCAGCGCAGGCACCAGGTCGGTCACCAGCGTTGAGCTTTTTGTAAAACGTCGAGGTGAAGCACTTTCCGGGGCCGATGTTGTACGGGCAGAAGGAGGCGATACCTGCTTTCTGCGGCTCAGTCAGCGGCACCTTCACGTTCGCGGCGACCCAGTCGAGCGCCTTTCGGTTCTCCAGTGAATTGACCGCGCGGCACTTCTGAGCTGTCAGAACCATGCCAGGCACAACTGGCTTACCGTCAATTCGTGTGACTCCCCGGCAAATTGTCCAGATGCTGGAACCGTCTTTATACGCGCTAAGGCTGTTGCCTTCCTTCTCATCGAGAAGCTGATCCAGAATCAGCGGAGCAGAAGCGCCAGCGACCACCAGCCCAAATACCGCGGCGCTGAGCTTTGTTTTCAGATTTGCCATTTACGCCTCAGCTTTCGCGGCTGCTTCGGAAATTACCTCGATTGCGCTTGGGCGCTGCTGAACAGGCTTCTGCTTAACCTCGGAAATGTACTCTTCCATAATTTGAGTACGCCGCTGATCCTCGCGGCGCGCGGCGCGTGCATCAATGCGACCGTTAATAAACGACGCCAGAGAGATGATCACGCCGATAGCCCCGAACACGAAATACACCAGGTCCTGCGTCGACCACCCAAGCGCAGCAGCGATGGTGGCCAGCCACGCAAAAAATTGGGTGACGATATTGCCAGGTTGTTGATCCATTTTCATATGCTCACCTCGGCGATTGCCGCTGGTGCCGTGTGTGATGGGAAGGGTAAATAAAAAAGGCTCACCTGAATGAGCCTTTTTAAATAAATAAAATTTTATTTCCTGGGCTTAGGTCCGAGACTTATTTTCGATTTCAATCCCTTTCGAGCGTTTGATGTAAAAGGGAAAATACCGCACATTAAATCAGTACAGAACACTAAACACTCACTTATAAGTTTCATGGCCATAAAAATATATGCATGATCATAAACATTAAAGCAACCAGTACCTCTACCATTAACCTCAGCTTTATAGAAAGACATCGGAAGGATATGAGTATAATGAGATAGAAAATCAAAGAGGACCCTAAATTCATTAGGATCATCGCCCATCTCCATTAGAATCTCGTCACGAGATTGAATAGTCATAACCTTCCCATTTAATATTTTCTTTCTCAAACCTGCACTTAAAGAAAGAAAATATTTATTTTCCATTAATTTATCTTCTATATCACTTTTCTGCTGGAGATAAAAATCTAGCAATCTTTGGTTATCTGAAGACGAAAACATGTCAATACGCTTAGCGCAATCATTAAGATGCATAGTGAAGAGTTTTACAGCCCATTCATCTTCATTAGCAGGATCTTTTCTAATTGAAAATAATAGCAATTTAGCTTCAAGAATAGCTCTTGTATGTGATGCGACTAAAGAGAAATCCCAAACTTCATAATCTTTTTTTGCCCATCTCGACCCGGGCACGTTTGCTATCATTACACCAGCATGAATGCAAATTCTTAAAAAAATGTATGTACACCATGCGTGATGGGGTTCATCTGCTTCTCTATGTCCAATAGAGTTGCTAACAGCCTTTGCTTCGCAAACTGCAATATCTAACTCTCTTAACGCTAGATAATATTCATCCTTAGATATAGGGTTTGGTTGCTCATTACCTGTCATAGCACTATGCCTCCGTGTGTCAGAGAGATAATGCTAAATATTAGATGGACAAGTAAAGCTTAAATGTTAAGAAATCAAAAAGGCCCCGAGTTTGCGGAGCCTTCGAATTTGATTAATTGTCTGTGAGCATTAAAATCCCACTATGGAGTGGATAATCGGCCAGTTTCGGACAAAATGCAACACCAATTTTCCGTAATCTGTTAATCACCGTGTAATTTTTTTAAATTCGTCACACGCCATGCTCTCTTCCATCTCGCACTTAGTGATCAACTTTTCATAGAATGGCTTCCAATTGCGGCGCCACGTCCTTTCGTTCAAGACGGGCACCAGATGCCGTATCGCGGCAAACGCCAGCGTGGATGGCTGACGCTTGAATCCAAGGCCGCCGCACCGCTCGCAATCTTTCTCAACAGGAGCGCCCACCAGCTTTGACTTCTCGACATCACGAACGCGCCCGGTTCCGCCACAGCGGCAGCGCGCTGACAGTTTTCCCTTGCCGTGACATGTCACGCAGATATTTTCCACCAGCTGCAGGTGATGTCGGGCTGGTGTGGAGCGCGGGTTATCTGGTAATCCGCAGCCCGGGTGCGTCATGACTTTTGCCAGCGTATTAGTGACACCGCGCCCCCGGCAGTGAGGGCACTTTGTCATATCCGCCGCAGAGCGCGCGTAATCGTCGTATGCGAACTTAGCCAGCACAATCATGCACTGACCCATTTTTCGGCCAGCGGCCTTACTGAGGAGCTTAGGCGCTGTTTTATGGGCATATAGCGCCAGTGCTTTGGCTGCATCTTCCCGATCGCGCTGGCTAATGCCCGCTTTGCCCAGATATGCGCTCATGCCGAAACGGGCGGATGCCTGGCACATGCCTATCGCGGCCATCACATCGGTACCACTCAGGCTGTCCGAAGCAGTTGCGCCGGGGATGTCGGTTATCATCAGGCTTTTCGGGCTGAAATGTTTTAACACGGCTTCGATTCTCACTGTTGTTTCCCCTTTTCGTTTCGTTCAGTTTTATTCTGGCGCTGCAGGTGTGGCCCGGTGCGTTCAGATGCTGATTAGCACTTTCAGCGTTCGCGGCTTGCGGGCCTTGTTCGAGATTGCGCCCTTGTTCACCAGCGCTTTGATATGCACCTCAGCTGCATTGCAGGACTTCCAGCCGAAGTGATCGCACATTTCCTGGCGCGACGGTGCGTATCCGTTGTCAGCAGAGAAATCCCTGATGAAGCGGCAAACGTTTTTCTGGATCTCGGTCAGTTCAGGCATGCGGCCTCCTCAGGCTGTTTCGATAATTTTGATGCTGCCGGCTACGCCCCAAAGCTTCGTAACGCGCACATCCCATACAGCGCAGTCGTCGTGGTAGATGGCATCCATCAGCGCCTTCAGCAGGTTGTCAGCGTCTGGTTTCTGCTGGTGAGGCCGGCCAACGTGCGCCGCGCGCTTTTTCTTACTCCAGCTGGGCGGCATTGGCATAACAAACGTGACGTGCGAATAACAGACGGGCAGCGCGACACCGCGCAGGCGCACTTCGTCGCAGAACGCCCGGTACCGTACAACGGCAGGTCGCTTAGCCCAGCGGTCTCTCTGCGTCATTCGGGGCTTGGGCAATGGGCAAATGTCATAAATCTGCATCAAAACTCCTCTCTCATTCTGCGTCCACCAGCTGACGCTTTCTCAGTGCAGATGCGCCGCGCTTCTTCCTGGTGGGTATCGTGGAAGTGGCCGTTGCGGAATTCCTGGTAGACCGTGCCCAGCGTGCCGAATCGGTTTTTGGTCACGATGATTTCGGCGAATTTAGCTGCCGGGCTGTTCTCGTTGTAGACGGCATCGCGGTACAGCATGATGATGCTATCGGCGTCCTGCTCGATGCTGCCACCGTCGCGCAGATCCGCATTCACCGGGCGTTTGTTCGGGCGCTTCTCCACCTCGCGCGACAGCTGGCTGAGCGACACCACCGGCGTTTTCAGCTCCTTGGCCATTGTTTTCAGGCCACCTGAGATGACGGCGATCGCAAGGTCATTACGCTCGGCGCGTGGTTTCTTAATCAGGCCGAGGTAATCGACCAGAATCAGTGAGAGGCCGGGGAACTGGCGTTTATGGCGTTCGGCAATCGAGCGGATCTGCTCAATCGTCAGGTTCGCCGCATCCACCATCCACACGTCGAGGCCCATCAGACGACGGATACCCATCGAGATCCGGCCCCAGTCCTCATCACCCATGCGCGACGGCTTACGCAGGCTGGATACCGGCATATTGGCCGCGCCGGCTATCTGGCGCTCGATCACCTGCTGGTTGCTCATCTCCATTGTGAAAATCAGCACGCCACGGCGCACAGAGTGATCGCCCATGACCCGCTCACTGGATGCCACACCTTCGGCCACCTTCAGTGCAAATTCGGTTTTACCCATACCCGGGCGGGCAGCCACGACAACAAAATCTTCGTCGTTCATGCCGCCAGTAATCTCGTCAAGCTCGGGGATCCCGGTTTTCAGAGTGTCGGACTCTTCACCATTGGTTACTCTGCGTTCGAGCACACCAGCATAGGAATCCAGCAGCGTGTCGATGTGCACCGGCATCACCTCGTTACCTGGTCGGCCCAGCGCCAGCACCTGGCTGGTGAACGCCTGGATACTGTCCATTGCCTGCTCATGGGTATTGGCCTGAGTAATCAGGTCGTAATTACCCTCCATCAGCTGCACAAAGCTGCGCACCACAAATTTTTCATTCAGACGGGCCGCGTAGCCTTTCAGGTTGGCAGCGCTCGGGGTGTTCTTCACGGTTTCCATGACATCAGCAAAGACACCGGGTTCGTTACCCATCGATTCAGCCACCAACAGCGCGTCGATCATTTTCCGCTGTATCGCCTGGCGCTTAATCTCGCCGTACAGCTTCGAGTAGAACGGCTGAGTGAAAGCGCCCGGATCCAGCGTATTCAGAACGTCACTGGCGTCGGGCGTCAGTCCGGCATGCAGCAGTGCGCCAATCACACTGGCTTCGAGATACAGGTCGCTCATAGTGAACCCTCCCGCACCTTGCGCAGCGTGTCAGGCTTCAGCAGGAAATCGAGGTTAGCGCGCCAGCCAGACTGGCTTTCGCCGAAATAGTACGGGCGCGCCTCGTTGAGGAACGCAGAGAAATACGCGCGGAAGGCCTCCACGGTTTTCTTGCTCATGTGCGTGACGAACTCGCGAATCATCACCTCACGCTCGCTGTCCAGTTCTGCCTGCGGCATGCGATCGCCAGCCAGCTCGTTGTAAGCCTCGACCACTGCGGCGCAGTCAATCTCCACGTAGGTATCGAGCCATGCGGATGCGTCGGCAAGATAGCCGTCAAAGCGGTTAACCCGGCAAATATTCGATGGCTTGGCCACCGTGCCGTTCCGGCGCTTCCAGGTGAGCACCACCCAGCGCACCACCAGCTTCAGGTCGTCGACGGTGTACGCGTCTCGCGCAGCACGTTCTGTCAGTAAAACGGCAAAGGCTTCTGCAGAGCGGCAGGTGGTGCCGGTGAGCTCGTTGTAATACCCCAGGACCTGTTTTGCCTGTGAGATTACTTCCTCCGAAAATTCCCCCTTGGGGGCTTTAGGGGGATCTGTTTTTACTGTCTTAGGAATAATGTCTTTGGTGTCCCCCTGTTTTGAGGGATGCGCCATTCAGAGATGTTTTTGTTTGGACCAAACTGGCGTCCACGCTGGATAAGAATATTCATTTCAACCAGTTGCAACTTGGCTTCATTGCAGCGCTTAACAGGCAGCCGGGCAATCTCAGAAATCTGAGAATCGCTGATCCGGTCAATTTTTTTATTCCACCCATAAGTCAACCGCAGCACAGCCAACAGAACTTTGAATTGGCGCTTAGTCAGATCAGCACCCGCATACTCCTCCAGCAGCATGTTCGCCAGCCTGGCATAACCATCATCGGTATCTGCCACGCGCTGCTCCTCACGCTCTGTACGAGCGCGGAAATGAATAATCTCGGCGGTGTTACTCATGGCCGCCCCTTGCACGCCGGCTGGCTTCCAGAATCTGGCGCAGGCGGTCGGCGACCTGAGGGTTAAACGCCCGGACGAACTCCTCCCGGGCTATGTCTTTATGTACAGTGGTTTCTGGTTGCGCTTTACGGCGTTTCTGTCGCATAATTGACCTCGCTTTACCAAAGCAATGCAGTACCCGGCTGTTCAGTTGCTGCTGTTCAGCCTTCATCTTTCCCTTCGTACTTCCTGAAAAACTTTTCGAAATACCACTTAGGCACAAAACACTCATGCGGATAATCTGGCCGGATGAAGATGACTCTGCGTTCCTGCCTGTCATAGCTGATAACGCGCACAACAATCCCCCGCTTATCTCGCCAGAGCTGTTCTGTTTCAACGTAGCGTTCGTCATCCACCATTTCCCCCGACCGGGTTGCGCAGGTGCTCCAGCATCGCTAAAAGGGCCTTGGCTACTTCAGCTGTTTCTTCACCCTGGAACAGGACCAGGCCCTCGGGCTTCTGAAAGTCGATTACTGCCAGCAACTGACTGGCCTTCTCGACCAGGCCGCCCTTACTCTGCCAGCGGCTTACCTGCGATTTATCAACACCGATCTGCTTAGCGACTGCCGTCACCCCCTGCACGGCAATACGGCTTAAAATTTCGCTCTGAATTTCACGCGCTTTAACGTTGCGTGTGGTTGTGGTTGATTCCATTAATAATTTCCCTTCTAACAATTAAATTATTACGCGGCCCGCAGTTCAGGCCAGATGCTTGCCCAATCTCCTGGGTGCAGGTTCTTTCGAGTAACAACGCCGCAGCTTGCTTCCTCGATCAACACGCAAAGAGCTGGTCCGAGTTCGTGGTTTTTGCTGAGCGCTTTGCGCAGGTAGCCGATAGACGTACCGCAACGAAGCGCGAAAGAACGTTGCTCATCCAAAGAGAGGGCATTGAGATAAATTCGTAACTCTTCCATCCCGTGATTCCTGTTTACCTTTAACTGGAAAGAGTTTACCCACAGGTAACGATAATATCAATACCCACAGGTCATTTACCAGCAGGTAAATAAACATATGATATTGACCATGGACAAATACGAAATCAGGCGTCTTCGCCTTATCCAAATACGTGACGACATGTGCGGCGGGAAAGCCGTCGATGTTGCGCGCAAAATTGAACGGGAACCCTCCTACGTATCCCGAATGCTTTATCCTGAGGGGAAGCCAGGTAAGAAGCGCATAGCCGATGATATGGTTGAGGTTATAGAGACTGCCTTTGCATTGCCCAAAGGCTGGATGGATGGGATCGCTGAAAAGGCGAACTCCAATGTGGCTTATGTTGGTGAAGCGAAAAAAACGAAAGGATACCCCCTTATCAGCTGGGTTAGTGCAGGTTGTTGGCTTGAGGCTGTCGAGCCGTATACGTTAAGTGAAATTGCAGAATGGCCGGAAACAGACACCCATGTGATGGGTGATGCGTTCTGGTTAAAGGTGCAGGGCGACTCAATGACGTCCCCTTCGGGAATAAGCATTCCTGAGGGGATGATCATCCTCGTGGACACTGGAAGACAGGCAGTGAACGGAAGCCTCGTTGTTGCCAAGCTCACCAACGAGAATGAGGCTACTTTCAAAAAATACGTATCCGATGCAGGCCAGCACTACCTGAAACCACTGAATCCTGAATACCGTATGCAGCCTGTAGATGGTAACTGCAAGATAATAGGTGTTGTCGTCGAAGCGAAAGTGCGCTTCGTCTAACCTCCCCCACTTTTTAAACATCCCGCTAAGTGCGGGATTTTTTTTGCCTGCACAAAATTAAATTACCTGATTTTTCAGTCAGGTAAACTTTCACGCCTAAATTGTTTACCCATAGGTATAGACAATGAGATTACCTTGGGGTAACTTTTATTCCATCAGCACGACGCAGCCCACCGCATAAAGCTGACCCGCTCTTTAACAACTCGGTTTTCACAGCAGCCAGAAGCGGCCAACGCTCCCGGCAAAATGAAATGGCGCCGGTAAGGATACCAGGCAGGCGGGCGAGTCATCTGCGGGTGATAGTTCGCGAAGGGGAACCCGTAATCACGACGGGCTGCTGTGCAAATTGGAGCGCCCCGATGATGGGGCGCAGTTTTCTTTGAGCTGCTCCAGCACCAGCGAGGCAGTCATAGCCGGACCACATGGCCGGGACTTAGGCTGATAGCGTGGGCTGGCGCAGCGTCAAAGAGAATTCGAGATATGCCGAATTCATTAAAAATAGCCTTCTCAGGCGGACGACTCAAGGATCATGCAATGAAGACATACCAAATCACCACCTCAACCAAAACCGCTTATGTGTCCGCTTCATCACGCTCCATCGCGGTCTCCAAATTCTGCGGCATGAAAGAGCTGGCCGCTAAAAACTGCGGCGTACTGACTGAAGTGAAGAAGATCGACTAAAAATTGGCGCCGCTCCGGTGGCGAAACGTCAACAAGAACTACTCCACCACCCTGAAGGAAATAAAGCATGTTCGGATTATTTAAGAAGAAAGCACGCAAAGCAGTGGCAGAAGTGAAGAAGATGGAAAATCGCGACGCGGTTGAAGCCACCGTGTGGGGCGCCTACTCCATCGCCTACGCCGATGGCACCTGTGATGCGAAAGAGATCGCCATTCTGGAGAAAACGATTGCTGCTCTGCCAGCATTCGCCCCGTTCGCTGGTGAAATCGCCCAGATGAGTAGCAATATCCGCGCTCGTTATGACGCATCACCTCGCAGCGCCAACGCCCAAGCGATCACAGAACTGGCCGACGTTGCCGGTACCGCTGATGCAGTTAGCGTGTTGTGCATCTGCCTCGATATCGCGGATCAGGACGGCATCGGCGAGGCGGAAGAGAAGCAGCTTAAGAAAATCTCTCAGGCGCTGCAGTTGTCTCTGGACCAGTATCTGTGATCGACAAGCTGCGCTATGCAGGCGTTGCTGTCCTTCTGTTTCTGGTCATCGCGGTTGACTTCACCAGTCGCGTTTTATCAACCGTCTCCGATGCTGTGTTTGTTATCGGTGTTGTGGCTTTGATGTGGCCAGTGCTGAAGAAAAAGCAGTAGTGAAGAAAGCCCGGAGAACCGCAGCAGTACATTGGGCTTAAAAGTAAAGGCGGCAAGAAGCCGGGCATCACCCCGGCACCCAACGAAAAGAGCACTGGCGGTGAGAAAGCTGGCGCAGCTTCCACAGTCCGACAGTCCCCTCAGTGCTCTCCTCGTTGTGTCGCATGGGTATGACCAGCGCTGATCCCGACTGGGCCGGTTCGATTCCGGCAGGCACAACCCTAACCATTGCTGTGTAGTTTGTTTGCCCTCGCCTCAGAGGGCTTTTTTTCGCCCATTTCATGGAGGTGACCGTGCAAGCCATTCCCAAATTAACCCAGCAGCGCCTGGCAGAATTGCCGCCGGGAACGCGAATCCGGATCGGCAGAGAGCTGGTCACCTTCAACAACTGCAGCGTCCGCCAGAACTACAAAGGCGAGGCCGAAACGTTCGTTGAGTACACCGATGCTAACGGTCAGGCGCTGCGTCATTGCGAGTTCACGGTGCTGCAGTCAGCTACTGAAGTGATTGACGCGGTGATGTGCAAATACTGCGGCAAGTTTCGGCATCCGGACGACATCGTCAAAAAGGTGATCAACTTCTGGAACCGCACCGAGTACTTCGATTTCTGCGTCGGCGGCGTATGCAGCCAGCGCTATCAGCAAACCATCCGCGTGCCATCGCAGACCAGGGCGCGCTTCTCCGGGAGGAAGTACCGATGAAACCTATTGACCGCATGCAGTTCCGCCACCGCCTGACGGGCGCCGACTTCAAGCCGCAGGCGCGGCACTGGACTAACCCGGTGCTGGCCGCCCTGCTTATCTTCGCAGGGACGTATCTGTTATGCAGGTAACGCTTATCCCCACTGAATTCGCATTGAACGAAGCAATGCGCAACCTCGCTTTCAGCACCATCCTGACGCTGTGCGAACAACATCAACTTGGGCCGGCTGACCTGGTGCAGCTGGCCCACCAGCTGGCGCAGCGCGATGCAGCTGCCGATGCATTTACCGGAGAGCAGCATGCCCGTATTACGCGTAATTGACACCGAAACCACCAGCCTTGAGGGTGGCGTTTGCGAGATAGCCAGCGTCGATATCGTCGACGGCCAGATCTGCAACCCGTTGAGCGATTTCGTTAAGCCGCCGGAGCCAATCACTGTCGGCGCCATGGCTATCCACCACATCACGAACGAGGATGTGGTCGATGCACCGCCTATCGAAGCGGTTATAGACCGTTACCTCGGCGCTGACGTGTACGTAGCCCATAACGCCAAATTTGACCGCAGCAAGCTGCCGCAAATCGCCGCGCCGTGGATCTGCACCATGAAGCTGGCGCGCAAGCTCTGGCCGGAACTGGAGAGCCACGGTAACCAGTTCCTGCGCTATCACCTGCAGGTAAATGCGAACGTACCGGACGGCCTGCATGCTCACCGCGCGCTGTATGACTGCTATGTGACGGCGGCGATCCTGATTTCAATTAACCAACATGCCCGCTTCACCATCTCTCAGATGCGCGAAATCACGGCCAGGCCTTCTCTGCTGCACAGCATGCGGTTCGGCAAGCACAAAGGAAAACCATTCGAGGAGATAGCGGCCACCGACCGCGGCTATCTCAAATGGTGTCTGGCAAACATGGACCTCGACGAGGACCAGAAATTCACTATGCAGCACTACCTGCAAATGGGAGGCTGATATGGGCATACCCGTGCTTATCCTGGGTGACTCAGGGTCTGGCAAGTCCGCCAGCATGATGCACCTCAACCCCGATGAAGGCTTCCTGATTAACCCGGAAAATAAGCGACTGCCATTCAAGTCGAAAGGCTGGATCAAGCGTGACTATGTAGCCAAGACGGGGAATGTCTTCCATACGGATCTGGCCTCCGACCTCGTGATGATTATCAGCCATGCCCGGCGCGCAAAGCGAAAATTCGTTGTGATCGACGACTTCCAGTATGTGATGGGCAACTCGTTCATGCGGCGCCGCAGCGAAAAGTCGTTCGAGAAGTTCACCGAGATCGGCGGTGGCGCGTGGGACGTTGTGAAGGCGGCGCAGCAGGCAGAGGACGACCTGATCGTTTACTTCCTGGCGCACACCGAAGAAACCGCCGCCGGCCGCATCAAGATGAAGACCATCGGCAAGATGCTGGACGAAAAAATTACTGTAGAGGGCATGTTTACCATCGCCCTCCGCACTTCCGTGACCGATGGCCGCTACCACTTCACCACTCAATCCGACGGCACCGACCCGGTTAAATCGCCGATCGGGCTGTTCGACAATTTCCAGATAGATAACGACCTGAACGCTGTTGACGCGGCGATCCGGGATTACTACGAACTCAACGGAGCAACTTCATAATGCAACCAATTATCACCTTCGACCCTGAGTCAGCAAAAGCCGCCGGACCGTCCGGTGCTTCCGAAACTGGCGCTTACACCGGCACAATCAGAGCCGCCCTGCTCACTCACGGCGCGAACTCCGAATCGCAGTCTATTGAGTTTTCGGTGGATGCTGACGTTGGGACCATCAACTACCTGCGCGTGTCATTCATTGGTCGTGATGGCAACCCGCTGCGCGGCGGCACCGCGATGATCAACGCCATCATGGGCCTGACCAAAGTCAAAGCCCTGCACGCCACAGAAGTTCAGAACGAACAGGGTGAGATTGAGTTGCACTGCCGTGAACTGGAAGGCAAGCCGATCGGCTTCGTGCTGCAAAAGGTGCTTTACACCAAAAATGATGGTGGAGACGGCTACCGCTTCGAAATCCGCCAGGCGTTTGGTACCAACACCCGGAAAACCTTCAAAGAGGCGATTGATAACCTGCCAGCCGAGGCAGTCGATAAACTCGTTGCTTCACTGAGTGATAAAGACGAACGAGTGCAGAGCGGGTCTGGCGGCCCGGCGATGACCGGCCAGAACAGCAATCAGCCGCGGTCGATGCTGGGTGGCCAGCAGCAACAGCAGCAGTCTCGCCTGCAGCAGAACGCTGGGGGTCGCGGTAACCAGCAGCCGCAAACCCTGCCTGACTTCGACGACGACATTCCTTTCTAGGATCCCCCAGTTCGTAGCCCCTGCGGGGGCTTTCTGGAGCATTTATGCGACTGACTTATAAAAACCTCGCGCAGCAGGCCGCTGCCAGCGAGAAGAGAGGCGATTTCTCAGAAGCAGCTCACCAGTGGCAGCAGGCATCGCGCAGCGCCACCGGCAGCAACATCCTTTGGGCTGAACAGCGCGCAGAGTTCTGCGCCGGTAGCGCCCGCCGCATCGCATCACAGGAACCGACAGCATGACTTGGATTAATACACTTTCCGGTAAGCACCTGGATTTTACCAATATCAGCCCGGACAGCATCTGCATCGAGGACATCGCCGCCGCGCTGTCAAATATTTGCCGCTTCACAGGCCATCTGGAGGATTTTTACAGCGTCGCCCAGCATTCGGTTCACGTCAGCTACCTGGTGCCGCCAGAGTTCGCCCTTGAGGCGCTGTTGCACGACGCGGCGGAGGCTTACTGCAATGACATCAGCTCACCGCTAAAAGAGCTGCTGCCGGAGTACCGCGCCATTGAGGACCGGATTGATGCGGTGATCCGCAGCAAGTTCCAACTTCCACCAGCAATGTCTGGTCCGGTGAAGTATGCCGACCTGATTATGCTGGCAACCGAGCGCCGCGACTTCGACATTGAAGACGGAACGCCCTTGCCGATTCTAGAAGGCATCCCCTGCGCTGACTTCATCCTGTCACCCCTGATGCCGCGGCAGGCGCGCGTGCTGTTCCTGCAGCGTTATAACGACCTGAAAGGAGTCATCCAGTGAGCTTCTATAAATTTACAACGCCTGAAGCACTTAGCGCTTGGGATGACGTCTCGAAGCAGGAAGCTGATCTGCGACAGCAGGCAGCGACCTTTTCAGCCCTGTTTGGTGCTCAGCCGGTGTTCAAAAGCGACCTGACCCGTTCGTATCTCTACGGTGTGCAGTTCAACGGCGTTGCATATGGCAATCCAGCACTGTGGACAAAGCCAACCGAACAGACCGGGTATGCCTGCTGGCCGCGCGCCAAAGCGCCTAAAGGCATGGGGGAGCAGCATAAAGCACTGGTTACACTTTGGCGCGAACAAAAGCCTGCCTTCTCTGTCGATCGCACTGCGTTCTTAGAGTCCGTGGGGCTAGACTGGGGTATGCTGTTTATGACTGGATGCGCTTACTTCCGGCACGGCGACGCTATCTACTTTGATACCGGCGCAAAACCTGCTGAATCTGCGAACGCCATTGAAATCCTCGGTAGCGAACACCGGCAGGCCAGAAAAGAAGCATTAAGCCAAAAAAGTTAAATACCCTTACCTGTCTTACCGCCCCCCCACACCCCGCCACCTCACTGACGCTTAACGGCCCGGCAATGACCGGGTGCGTCTCTTTCGGGGCTGGCGATCAACACTTCGAAGGAGAGCCAATGCCTGAGCGTGAATATTTCGTGTTGAGCATCGCGCACACTCAACGCCGATCCCCATACATCATTCTGTGGGCGCCTGACGACTCAGGGTATCGCGGGCGCGTAGCCGCAGCTGGCCGCTACACCGAGAGCCAGATAAAGGCCCGCATCGGCTATTACAACGATGGTGAGAACACTATCGCAGTGCCGTGTGATGAGCTGGAGCCGCTATCCCACCCTGTGCCTGATGGCTGGTTTGATGAGAATGGCGGCCGTTGGCTGCGCAACAATCGGGCCACCTGGCAGGCTGCCATTAAGCACGCCATCGCGCCGCCGAGACGCCGACCATATCCTGAGTATCGCGGTGCGCCGCGCACCAGAGAGGTATCCAATGCCTAAAACTCAAATGCAGATGGCCAACCGCGCCTGGCGTATCGAAACGAAAGCGCTGGGCTGGCACCGGGGCTGGAAAAAAGGCCGCAAGCAGTGGAAGGAGTTCTGCCGCCGCAATGCAGAAATCACCATCGAGGAGCGGCAAAAAAGTGACGAGCCTCCTTTCGAAGACCAGGTCGATGCGTGCTGGCATGTTGCCGAAGAGCTCACTTACTGGACGCCATAGCCATGACAAAAACCATCCTTGATATGTGCTGCGGAAGCCGCATGTTTTGGTTCGACCGTGCAGATCCGCGCGTCATGTTCTGCGATATCAGGTGTGAGCAGCACACGTTATGTGATGGTCGGTCGCTGGTCATTGAACCAGATATGATTGCCGACTTCCGCGACCTGCCTTTCGAGCACGAATCATTCAGCCTGGTGGTATTCGACCCGCCACATCTTGAACGCGCCGGGGAGAGCAGCTGGCTCCGGGCCAAATATGGCGTACTGAGCAAAGACTCCTGGCGCGATGATATCGCAGCAGGCTTTCGCGAAGCATTTCGCGTGCTGCGGCCTGGCGGCACACTCATTTTCAAGTGGAACGAGACCCAGATAGCTACCCGGGAAATTCTGGCCCTCACCCCAGAGAAACCCGCTTTTGGTCATCCATCAGGTAAACGCGCGAACACGCACTGGGTCGCTTTCATGAAGGAGTACGCAGCATGAGCACCATCACCTTCGTTTTCCTGATCATGGCATCCCCGGTGCGTGACGGAAGCGCCTGGAGCATCACACCAATGCCGTCTATGGCTGTCTGCCAGCAGGTTCTGGCAGACGTTCGTTCACATGCTGGCAGCTGGAGCGACGATTTCCCGCGCGCGCCGGCTGGCTCCTACTGCAAAGAGGTGAAGCAGTGAAAACACAACAGTTAAAAATTCTGGCTCAGCAGGCAACACCCTGGCCGTGGAAGTGGTTCACAAGCAACAGCCACAAACGCTTGAGTAGCGTTGCCAGCGGCAAGGATGGCGATGTTATCAGCGCGTTTAAAGCAGCTGATGGAGCGGCCTGTGTATCGATATCTCAGGATAATATGGCCTTTATTGAAGCAGCACACCCTGGCGCTGTGATTGAGCTGATAGAGCGGCTGGAAGCGGCAGATAAAGACGGGCGTGAGTACGCAATACTTGCAGGAACTAACGCCGCCCGCGCTGAGAAGGCAGAGCGTGAGCGCGACGAGCTGCGCAAGACCTTGCAAGCAACGCAGGGTGGCGCGACTGAGGCTATCAAAAATGTCATGCGACTACAGGAAGAGATTTCCCGACTCGATAAAGAGTCGCAGCGCCTTTCAGATCAGCTTGGCGCATGTGACCGGCAACGCTTTGATTGGCTTAAACGCGCGCTGACAGCCGAAGCAGAAATCGCACGGCGCGATGCTGCTGCGGGTGAGCCTGTTGTTATCATGAGCGTATCGAAAAATTCATCTGATGATTTTCAATTTGAAATTCAAAAGAGACTGGCAGACGGGGTGTATGAGCTCTACACCGTCGCACCGCCAGCGCCCAGCGTGCCGGATGATTACTTCTCCAGACTGGTAAGCAAGGCCCGCCAGTCAGCAGAAAAAGCCATGATTAAATTTCCTCAGCCAAACTACGTTCTGTTGAAAGTGGCAGAGGAAGCCGGGGAAGTTGTTCAGGCTGGCGTTCACTATGCAGAGGGTCGTGAGACGTGGGAGAACTTGGAGGGGGAAGTGGTGCAGACCATGGCCATGCTTTACCGTCTCGTCACAGAAGGCGACCAGGTTAACGGCGTTATCCCTCCAGTAGCGCCAGCGCCAGCTCAGGGAGGTTATGGTGGTCACCAAAGCTGAACTACAGGCGCAGCTCCGGCAGCAGGAAGAGGAAATAAATTCACTGAGGAACATGCTGGCGCGCGCGGAACGGGAGCTAAACGACAAGCTTTTGCCGGAAGAACTTTCACCCACTGCGGTCCCCTATCTGATCAGTTGTTGGATGAAGTCTTACTGCATGCCGTGGGAAGTGTTCTGGTGTAACGACCATCTTCAGTGGGTCGATGAGCTGGATAGCAGCTTCCCTTATTCGATGTCTGATAACACCTGCCCTGTGTGTAATAAGGAGAAAGACTATGACGCAGACGGCAACTGAACGAAAAGGCGCACGTATTGCTGTCAATCAGTGCACTCCCTGCAACGACAACGACCGACACAGCGATAAAAATGGGATGCTCACGCGCAACTATTCAAGTGATGAAACTGCGTCTGTGAGAGAAATTTCTCCATCCCAGCGGCAGGAGCCGAACAATGCAATACGCGTACACACGGAACGGTGGACGACGATGGTACTGTGTCATCAGTGTCAGCGGGCAACTGATTTATCTCGGGACGTACAATACTGCGGAGCGTGCGAACATATCCGCCCGATTGTTCCGATTCTGGCTAAGAACGTTTGCTGCTGCGGAGATACCCGTGCGGCCAGCATGGCGAATATGTTAGCTTCCGCAGCGCCGGGAGGTCCAGAGTGGGAAATTTTGCATTAGGCCTGACCTCCGCCCTGGTCGGATGGGCGCGCCCCTCATGGCGACCATTATCTGCATGGCTCGTTGTCTATCAGTCAAGTCTGGAACGCCGCGGGCTTGCGCTGAAAACCCTGCGCAACAAAACTGCATTGATTCGCCGGATAGCACTTCACCTCGGTGATCAACCATTGAGGTCGATAACGCCATTTCATCTGCAGTGTTTCGTGCAGCAATATATCGACCGCGGCACACCATGCGCGGCGAAAAGCGCGTGCATTTTGCTTAAAGATATTTTCCGCGAGGCAATATTAAACAACTGGATAGAGAGCAACCCGGCGATGTACCTCCGCACGCCTGCGACACCTGTACAGCGAGATCGCCTGACGCTGGATGAATGGCGCGTTATCTATCAGGCTGCGCGGGATAAATGTCAGAGCTACGTGCACTTATCCATGCTTCTGGCGCTTGTTTCGGCGCAACGCCGCGGGGATATATCAGCATTTCGCCGCAGTGACATCCATGATAATCATCTGTTCCTGGTGCAGCAGAAAACGGGAATGAAAATCGCCCTGCCTCTCGAGCTATTTAACGAGGCGATTGGCATGTCACTGGGTGATGTGATTGAGCGGTGCCCGGGCAGTGATTACCTGCTGGGTGAAAGGCGGGTTAACCCCTGGTCACTGAGCTACGGATTCTGCACGGCGCGCGATATAGCATACCCGCGAGAGCACTGGACAGTTCCTCCCTCTTTCCACGAACAGCGATCGCTGGCCGAACGGCTTTATCGGGACCAGGCCGTAAACACTCAGCGCCTGCTGGGGCATAAATCGTCGAAAATGACCGACAAATACAATGATGACCGGGGAAGAGAATTCCGCCGGCTAATCCTGTAATCGTCATATCAGGAGGTTCAATGGCTAAATCAGCAGCCGAAAGAAAAGCCGCGCAGCGCGCCAGACAGTCTGCCAGCGGCGAGCAGAAGCTCGAGCTGACCCTGGATGCGCAGGAACTGGATATGCTTGATTACGACTGCGCCGCCAGGCGCCCCGGGCGCGAACCCTACGACCGTGCCGAACTGGTCGCGCTGATGATCCGCAAGTTCCACGCCGAACTGCTGGCCACCCAGCAGGAACAAGCCAAGCGCTGCTGCGGGAAGTGCGGCGACCCGCTGCCGGTTCAGGACTGTCCTTGCAAAGGGGAGATGGCTTGCTGGGTAAATCTCGGGTGGCATGAGACCAAACTGGTGGTATAACTACCGTGACATGTCACGTCAGTAATCGCAGGCTAAATGCAGTACTATATTAATCTTCAGCTCTCCAATAAATTATTTAAGGATGATAAATGAAAATCAATCATGATTATTTGAAAGGTTTGCTTATTGCTTTTGAAGATGCACCTAATCCCGATACCGATATTAATGAACTTAGCGATAAAGGCTTCGATTATAGAACTACTGAGTTCATGTTTCACATGCGACTACTTGAGGATCAATACCTTATTCAACGTACTGACGGCGAGGCTGGCTTTGGTTATTTCTCAAGCTTAGGTGGACAAGGTTCTTTCGCAGTTATGCCGTTGAGGCTCACGGCTCAAGGGCATGATTTTATTGCAGACCTCAGACAAAAAGAGGTCTGGAACAGTGTTAAAGAAAACTTTAAAGAAGCTAGTATGTCAGGATTAGTGGACATTACTAAACAGCTCGCACAGGGATTTGCTAAACAAAAGATTAAGCAACTGACGGGTTTTGATCCCGACTAATTTAGACTCATCGAAAATAAGCCGCCCTACAGGCGGTTTTTTTATTCCCCCATCCTATGAAAACCAAAATCCGGGCGCACCTGCGGCGCCACCAACTTTTCTATGACGGCGCCTGCCCGGCGGCCGTGCTGATCCTGCTGCTTATCGCAGCCCTGATTGCGGAGCTATATCTCCAATGAAGTGAGGTTATGAATGTCAGTTCACTGGCACGGTGGACCAATATGGGGCGACAGGATAACGCCCTCCAACGATTTGATAAAAGCCCTATACCGCAATGGATGCTCCCTTGTTTCGTTTGCACGTCCCGACCAGATAAAAAAAATAGCCTCCATTGACTGCAAATTAGTACTGGATAACGGCGCTTTTTCAACGTGGCGTAAAGCCAACACAGAGAGCTGTCCACCTGATGCTGAGTGGTGGCAGAAGCACTGGGCTGCTTATTACGATTTTGTCGGCGGTTGGTTCAGTAGGATCGAGTGGTTCATCATCCCGGACGTTATCGAGGGAAGCGAGACAGAGAACGACAATCTTATAGGACAGGTGCCGCACTGGTTGATGGGTAAAGCAGTTCCGGTCTGGCACTCGGACGAAAGCATTGAGCGTCTGCTCCGCCTCTGTCAGCGCTTTCCCCGCGTTGCGATCGGCTGTTGTGGGCCTCACCGGGTAATACGGACGAAGGCCTGGAAAAAAAGAATGGATGAGGTTTTCCGGGAGCTTTACATAAACCGGCAGCTCAGAGTGAAAATCCATGGCCTGCGCATGCTTGATGTGCGCGTGCTGAGCCGGTATCCATTCGCCAGCGCTGACTCAACGAACGTTGCGGTAAATGTACCGCTGACCGAAAAGCGTTTCCCCGAAATCAAGGACAAGCTGACGCGCACAGCTGTGATGCGCGCGGCGATCGAGCGCGTCTTTCCGCCGACTGTTTCCGACTGGGTTGCTACTCAACCGCCAATGCAGCAGCCAATCATCCTTGCTTCTCCCCCTATCATCAAAAAGAACGGAGCTAAACCACTGATGACAGAACTCGCAGTAAATCCCTACTGCGTGGCGCTGGATGCGCTGCGCGCCCAGCCCACGCATAAGCTCAAGGAAATCGGCGACCAGTGGCGGTCTCCGGATCGGCTGTGGTGGGGTATCAACTCAAAATATGGTCCGTTCGTGCTGGACCTATTCGCCGATCGGGACAACGCAAAATGCGAGGCATTTTACACCGCTGAAGATAACGCGCTCACTCAGGACTGGAGCGCCCGCCTGGCAGAGTTGCACGGCGCCGCGTATGCCAACCCGCCCTATTCACGCTCCAGCCAGTACGACGGCCAGTACATCACCGGGATGCGGCAAATCATGGACCATGCGCAGGCTATGCGTGAGGCTGGGGGCCGTTACGTTTTCCTGATTAAGGCGGCAACTGGGGAGCTATGGTGGCCGGAAGATGCGGATCACGTCGCGTTCATTCGGGGCCGTATCAGCTTTGACCTGCCAGTGTGGTACCGGCCAGCGCCCGGCCAGCCATCGGAATCATCAGCGGGGTTCGGCGCGGCGATCGCCGTTTTCGATAAAGCATGGCGCGGGCCCAAGTTTGATTACGTGAGCCGCGATGAACTTGAAGCGCGCGGCGCGGCGTTTATGCGGCAGATTGAGCTGGCGGCGGCAAAGATGATGCCGCCAGCGGAAGTTTCTGCCGCGCTGCAGGTGCCGGAAACTGAAAACGATGTCTGGCCTGTTGAAGTGATACGGCTGGCCGGGCAGATAAAACATCTCAATGAGCTGACGGCAGTGCACCATCGCAAGGTAATGCAGCACATCAACCACCTGCTGCTGGACCGCGCGCCATCCGGAACGATACTCGTCATGGCTCAGTCACTGACATCAACCTTTAAGGAATTCCCGAATGCGTGAAATCATCGTAGACAATTTCGCTGGCGGCGGCGGGGCCAGCACCGGCATTGAGATGGCGATTGGTCGCAGCGTCGACATCGCTATCAACCACGACCCAAACGCGATCGCAATGCACACGACAAACCATCCGGACACGCTGCACTACTGCGAGTCGGTTTTTGATATTGACCCTGTAGCGGCCACCAGCGGCTCGCCAGTGGGTCTGGCTTGGTTCTCGCCAGACTGCCGCCACTTCTCGAAAGCGAAAGGCAGCACGCCAGTTAAAAAGGAAATTCGCGGCCTGGCCTGGATTGTCCTGCGCTGGGCGCTGGCAACCCGCCCGCGCGTCATGATGCTTGAGAACGTGGAGGAGTTTAAAACCTGGGGGCCGCTGCTAACAGATGAGGATCGCCCGGACCCGGCCCGCGCCGGTGAGACGTTCGCCGCGTTTGTCGGCATGCTGGGTGCTGGCGTCCCATCCGACCACCCTGCGCTGGATGAGGTCTGCGAGTTCCTGCTGATTGACCGGCACAGCCCGGCGGCGCAGCAGCTCGCCAGCGGCCTCGGCTATGCAGTCGAATACCGGGAGCTGCGCGCCTGCGATTACGGCGCGCCGACGATCCGGAAACGTTTCTTCATGGTGATGCGCTGCGACGGGTTGCCGGTGGCATGGCCGGAGCAGTCGCACGGCGACCCGAAATCACTGCCGGTGCAGAGCGGCCAGTTGAAGCCGTGGCGTACCGCCGCAGAGTGTATCGACTGGTCACTGCCCTGCCCGTCAATTTTCGACCGGAAGAAGCCGCTGGCGGAAAACACTATGCGCCGCATCGCGCGCGGCATCCAGCGCTTCGTGATCGCCAATCCCACGCCGTTTATCGTGAAATGCAACCACACCAGCAGCAAAACCAGTTATGACACATTTCGGGGCCAGGGGTTAGATGCGCCGCTGCAGACGATCACCCGTAAGCATGGGTACGCAGTAGTTGATCCAAAGCTTGTGCCCTTCACCATCGGCGCTGGCGGGCCCGAATATTCGGCCAATCCGCGCAGCATCGAACAGCCAGCGGGAACCGTTGTAAATAAAAACCACTCCTGCCTGATTGCCCCGGTCATCGCCCGCCAGTTCGGCGCCAGCGTCGGGCACGCGGTTGACCAGCCAGCCGGAACGGTAACCGCCGGGGGCGGCGGCAAAAGCCAGATCGTCAGCCCGACGCTGATCCAGATGGGATATGGCGAACGTGTCGGCCAGGCGCCTCGAGTGCTGGACCTGCAAAAACCGACCGGCACGGTGACGGCAGGCGGCAATAAATTCGCGGTGGCCAGTGCGTTTCTCGCGAAACACTTCGGCGGGAACTATGCCGGCCCGGGCGTGCCGCTGGATAGCCCAATGCACACCGTCACAACCACGGATCACCACGCGCTGGTGACGTCGAGCATCATCAAAATGCGCGGCACAAACACCGGGCAGCCCATCGACACACCGCTGCAAACGGTCACAGCCGGGGGGCAACATTTTGGCGAGGTCCAGACCAGCCTGGCTGTGCAGGATTATGACGAGGCGCGCGCAGCGCTAACTGCGGAGTTTCTCCACCAGCACGACCTGCGCGAGTTTGTGGAGATCGAGGGAGTGACTTATCGGATCGTCGACATCGGCATGCGAATGCTGCAGCCGAAAGAGCTGTACGCCGCCCAGGGCTTCCCGGCCTGGTACGTGATTGATCAGGATTATCGCGGCAATAAGTACGCAAAAGACAAACAGGTTGCCCGCTGCGGCAACGCCGTACCGCCGCCGTTCGCTGAAGCGCTGGTACGCGCCAACCTGCCAGAAATGTGCATTACAGAGGAGAAAGTGGCATGAAAGACAATCAGAGCTGGATGGACACAAAAGAGGTCTGCGAGCACCTGTGCGTATCAGCACGGACGCTCGAACGGTACCGGAAACGGGATAGCAGCGCCAACCCATTCCCGGATCCGGATGATTACTGCATCGGCCGCGCCAATAAGTGGCTACGCGCAAAGGTGCTGGCCTGGCAGCAGGCAGAAGTGCAGCAGCCTAAAAGAAAGGCGCTGCAGCACATTCACGGTAAATTCCAGCGGGATCAGTACGGGCGCATCACCCGGCACTGCGCGGCGTGAACTCCAGCACGTCAGGCTCGATAATACTCATCAACCTCGCCCACCACTTCCCATACGCCTCCCGCATTTCATCCATGTACTGATATTTGTCGTACACGCCCAGCACGCCGGGCAGCGCGTGGCCCAGCATCTTCTCTGCAACGATTGGATCTGCCAGTTCAGAGAAGTTGGTGCGCGCGGTACGCCGCAGGTCGTGAACGGTGAAGTGCGGGACGTTCTCCTGGTAGGCCTTGAGCATGAACTGCCGCAGGTTGGCGGTGATGCTGAGGTGGTTGCCCTCAGGCATTGGCTCATCTTTTCGGCCAGACAAGACGTACTCTCCAGGCGAAATTTCCATCGCGCGCTGGATCAGCGGCACCATCTCCGGGATTATTGGCCGCAGAAGCGGCTGCCCGGTCTGGCGCCCAGTTTTGTGGTTCTCAGGCGGCACAGTCCAAATCCCCTCAACGAAATCAAAATCACTCTCCTTCGCCAGGCGCAGTTCCGACAGTCGGCAGGCAAAGAACAACAGCAGCTTCAGCAGCAGTTTATTTCTTTCCATCAGCCTCGAGTCGTCGATCGCCATCCAGACCATCGCAATTTCCTTCCGGTCCAGCACCCTTTTACCGATACCCTTTTTGATACCGAAGTCGCGGCCGGTCAACTCACTAAGTGGGTTTATGGTCAGGATCTGCCGCTTCACGGCCCAGCTGTAGCACTGCTTTGCGTTGCTGATCACCCGCTTTGTGATTTCGCTGTATGCCTTCGACAGGCGGTCCAGCAGCGTCAGCCAGTTGTGCAGCGTCAGTTCTGCCGCCGGGTACTTGCCGACTTTCGGGAAAACGTGCAGTTCGAACGACCGGATTATCAGCGGTGAGCTCTCTTTCTGGATGCACACCATCGCGAACCACTCGCGAAAGAGCTGCTCGAAGGTGAACTGCGTGCTGATCTTGCCACGCTCCAGGTCGCGTTTGATTTTCGGGTTGTCACCTTTGGCCAGAACGGCGGCCCACTTCTCGACTTCTTCGCGGGCATCTTTTAGGCCCAGCTGCGGGTAACTGCCGATCGTCATCTTGTCCTGTTTGCCCAGGAACCGATAGCGATAGAAGAAGGTGACAGCCCCTTTTACGGACACGCGCACCCACAGACCATCACGGTCTGCTTTTTCCGCTACCTTTTCCCGCTCTTTGTTCAGGCAGGATTTGAGGTAGCTATCTGAAATAGCCAT